TATAAAGAGAACTGATCAGTCGAAACGTGCAAAGCCGTTCGCGCATCCTTTAAGATCAAAAGCAAGCGAGCCGAAGGTCTCGCTGAACCTTGAAAACGGCTCCGGCCCGCATAACCCCCGCGCCCCCGCGCCCCCGCCGCCCACCTATCCCCATAGATCAATGCTCCCAGTTTCCGCCTCACACAAGCGCCACGCCGCAGCAGTCGCCGCAGCATGGCCAAAAGCCACACGCACGCAGCGCCGAGCTGCCGCCAGATGGTTCTGGCGTTGCTGCCACCGCCCTACCAAGGTCGCCAACTGGCAGCAGTTCTGGCAGAACTGCAACGCCGCTAATGGCGTTATCCACTACTGACCACAAACCGAATACCGATGACCGCAGCCCTAGTACGCCCGATCCGTCCCGGATCACCAGAGCACCGCCAGCAACGCCGACAGCAGCAGCAGCAGGAGCGACAGCGAGCCCACCAGCTCGAAAGCCTGCTGATCAACGACGCCCGGATGCTAGCCCGTCACACCGATGGCCAGATCGACCCAGCGTTAGAAAGCGCACGCCAGACCGCACTGGAAGCGTTCTGGCAGTGGATGGATGGCGTCTTGCCCTTGCAAGACGTTGAGCAGATCGCGGCCCCTCTGGTGGCTGAGATCAACCGCCCACAAGCGCAGCAGATGCTCCGCTGGCTGCGATCCACCGCAGCCTGACTCACACCAACACACCTACAGAGAACCTCAAATGACCCGCACCAAGACCGCCGCCGCCGCCCCCGATCCCAAGCGCAACGCCGCCCAGGACCCCGCCTCCCTACTGGCCGCAGCCCTGCAGGCTATGGCCGCCACCCAGCAGTGCAAAAGCGCAGCACGCCGCACCGCCCAAGGCAAAGCGGAAGTGCTAGCGCAGCCGCTAACAGCCCGAGACAAGGCAGCCCTAGCCCGTATGGGTTGGGCAGGGAAGCTCAGCTCAAGCAAGCCAGCCGAACCTAAGCCGCGGGCCAGCGTGAAGCCCGGCCCCAACGTGAAGGTGGCCACGTTCCGGGATCTGAGCCCGGAGCGTCAGGCCAGCGCTCAGTTTTGGGCGGGCATCTGCAGCACACTCAGCCGCTCAGCCGGTCGAGTGTGGATCCCCGAAGCGGCCGCAGTAGCCTCCCAGCTGAACGTGGAGATCACCGGCCCCGCTCAGCTCGCTGCCAGGCTGTCAGCCCTGACAGGCTGCACCGTCACCAGGCCAGCCGATAACGCCGGATGGCTCCACTGCGAGCTTCCCGGCGAGATGCCCGGAGCCGATCTATGGGCCCAGTTATGGGTCGCGCACTTAACCGCGTTCTCTGACGCCATCGCGCAGGAATCCGCCGACTGACCCTAGCCCCACGGGCCCGGCCACCACACCGGGCCCTCACCAGGGGTAGCCCTTGCCAGCAGGCGGGGCTTAATTACCCCCCCTCCCAAATTTTTTTCCCCTATTCCGGCAGACAACTTACAAAATAAACAGACTTGACACATTGCGCCGGACAGTGCTACGATCAAATTGATTTCTTTTATCGCATGTCAAGCAAAAAAGAGCGAATCGCAGAACTAGAGACAATTGTTGCTGAATTAAAAGAAGAAAATCAAGAACTAAATGCTGCAATTAACTTAATTTTGAAAGATATTCGTGATTTACAACAATTCAAAAGATTTGTTGAGCTAGCACGAGCCCCAAGACACCGTAATATTCCATCAAGTGTTTCTAATGAGTGCGTGACATGACAGACAAGCTTTCAAAGCAAGATTTAGTCGCTTTTTTGCACGAGTATTTACGTCCTCAAGACCTTATTCGCGTCGTATATCTATCAAAAAGTAATCACAATTGTCGATTGATGCTACGCATGACTCAAAAAGTCAATGATATTGAACATATTATTGTTACTTTTCAAGAAAACAACATGATGCTGTACTTTGTGCCTGATTCAATTGCTCAAAAACCATTTGACAGCCTGACAGATGCTGATATGATTCCTGACACATTCGTTTTTATTGAAGATTGACTCAAGAACTTGTCTCTTCTACGCATATCGCCCCTGCAATCCTTGCTGCGCTCAAGCTTGACTTGAAATTTGTTAAGCGCATTGAGATTGATCTTGATGTTGATAGTCTCCCTTTCTGTCGTGTTGAGTTCTACCCAACACTTCAGCAGCTTGAAAACGTATCACAAGCACTTGAAACAAAGATGAAGAGCTATGCTTTGATTGAACTGCGTGATGAGACGCAAGATGTCGAAGAACGTCCCGACTGACAAAGCGCTCTACGCTCGCGTTAAAGCAGCTGCTAAACGTAAATTCAAAGTCTATCCAAGCGCATATGCTAATGCTTGGCTAGTACGTGAATATAAAAAGCGTGGTGGGCGTTATCGTGTAGAGAAGGGCTAATTGTCATGCCTCGCTCTCGTCGCGCCTCTTCGGGCCTCTCTCGTTGGTTCAAGGAGGAATGGGTAGATATCAAGACGGGCAAGCCCTGTGGGCGTTCCGATGGCGAGAAACGTCGTGGCTACCCTGCCTGTCGCCCATCCAAACGAGTTTCAGCTGACACGCCGAAAACAAGCAAAGAGCTGACGCCTGAAGAAAAGAAACGCTTCAAGCGTGCAAAGACCAGCAGTAAGCGCATAAGCTATCAACACAAGCGCAAGAAGAAGTAGTGCCAGCCAAAGCGCGTAGCAGTCGTTATGCAGATCGAGCAGCTCTGCAATCGTTAGGGCTTTTTAGCGACACATCGAAACTACGTGCAGTTGCACGAAAGGGCAATAATTCATTTGATCATGCCGCATGTGAAATCAAGATAGTCTCTGACTTGCTTCCGCATCAAAAAAGCTTTGTCACTGACTTTGATCATCGCATGGTGGCATTATGCGGTGGGTTTGGTAGCGGGAAGAGTTTTGCAGCAGTCACAAAATCAGTACTTTTATGCTTCCGCAGTCAGGGCTTTACGCATCTATTTCTTGAACCGACAATCCCGCTACTGCGTGACGTTGCAATTCCTGCCTGGCAAAGCGTATTAGATCGCTATGGCATCCCGCATGAATTCAGAACAAGCCCACTTCCTGTTTTTACTTTGAAGCTCCCCAAGGGCGATACACCTATATTGTTGCGCTCATTTGAAAACTACAATAGAATTATCGGTGTTAATGCTGCAAGTATGGTTGTTGACGAAATTGATACAGTTTCGACGCAAACAGCTGAGGCGGCAATTGTAAAACTGCAAGGGCGTGTTCGTGTGGGCAAGTGCCCTCAACTATGTTTTGCATCTACGCCTGAGGGTCACAAAGCGCTATACAACATGTTCGTGCGCGAATCATCAGACGAGAAAGCGCTCTATAAAGCAAAAACCGCTGACAACCCTTATCTTGACCCAGGCTTCATTGAAAACCTACGCGCAACATACCCAGCAAACTTAATTGAAGCATACTTGAATGGCGAGTTTGTTAATCTTGCGCAGGCAACTGTATTTCATGAGTTTGATCGTCAAAAGCATTGCACGAGTGTGTTTCACCCCGAGCCAAACGAAAGAATTGTTTTTGGCGCAGACTTCAACGTGGGCAAAAGCATGTCCTGTTATGGCGTTGTTCGTCCTTCGCCGACTGGGCAGGCTGTTCACGTCTTTGAGGAGTACATGTGTCGCACGACGTTTGATCTCGTTGAGCACGTCAAAAAGCGTTTCCCCAGGCAGCTTGCGAATGGGATGGTGACATGCCACCCAGATGCCAGCGGTAGTCATGCGAGCACGAGTGCAACAGAGAGCGATCACGACATTTTGCGTAATGCGGGTATCAAAGTAGTTGCAGAACGTCGTAACCCACCAGTTGCAGAGACGATTGCACACACTAACCTTTACCTTCACGCCTGTTCTGTTCTTGTTAATCCAACATCATGCCCTGAAACGCTGCAAAGTTTAGAGAATTGGGGCTATGATGAAAATTATCGACCAATGAAGGGCGGAAAGCATGATCTTTCTCACGCAGGTGATGCTTTGCGTTATTTGGTTTGGCATACGATGCCGCGTGCAACCGCTCACTTCAGTCGTCCGCGTTGGCGCTGAAGACACAAGAGCTACACTGCTTGTATCGCAGTCATAAAAAGCAGTGGCAATCGTCCCCAACTCGCTTGTTCCAACGAGTGACAACCTGACGTTGCCGTTTGAACGTCGCTTCCCTGAGTATGAGCAGGCGTTTGAAGAGGTTGTTGGTGTCGATGCGTACTCCTTAGAGCAGGCCGAGCAATTTTCACGGCTTGCGCCGATTCGTTTTTGCACGCTACCGGAATTTTTTCTGCTTGAAGCATCAGACGAATATATCCCGCAAGATTATTTAGAAGAGCAGAAGAGCTACGAAGTACGCAAAACTCGTGCGCAAAGTAGTTTTCAGAATTACTATTGTCATTTGAGAGATCTTGTTTGCGGGACAGCGCTGCGCAAGGGTGTTGGCACCCCTGAAACGATCCCTAGCGAGTGGGGCAATTTTTTTGAGGACGTTGACCTAGAGGGTCACTCGATGCTGTCCTTCGCCAAGGAAGCCTTTACGGAGGCGCTGGATGGTGGTGTGTCGGCAATTTGGGTGGAGTACCCCAAGCTTCCGCCGGATCTGAGCGCCGCTGAGGAGCGTCTGCTTAATCCACGCCCTTACTTTGTGCTGATGCGCATGGAGCAAGTGCTTGAATGTCGCTACGACGTGTTCAATGCACAAGTAGGGGCGCAGAATATATTCGGCGCATTCCCGACCTACTTGCGAGTCAAGACCGAGATCCGTCGCCAAAGCGAGGAGAACGAATTTTTTGAGGAAGTTATTCCTGCAGTGCGTGTTTATGATATTCAAAATCTTGCAGATAACAGCGTTTCTGAGCTATCTGATCAGCCTGAAGCCACGATTTCGACGCAACGTGTTCGCTGTCGCCTGTACGCAAAAATAAACACGCCTGGCGACGTAGATAAGTACACGCTTGAGGATACAACGTATCTTTCGATCCCGTTTATTCCGTTTGTGCCCGTTTTTGGTGGCAAGAAAGAAGCATTTTTCCGTGCTCGCCCCCTACTTTTTGATATCGCACGTCTTAATTTGAATCATTGGAGTATCTCTGCTGACCTTGCAGAGACCATCCACCTCACTTCATCGCCGATTCTGACCGGTACGGGCGTGCGTCCCGACGATGAGATCAAGGCGGGTGCCGGTCGTGCCTTGTTCTCGCAAAACCCTGATGCCAAGTTCGATCTGATGAGTGCCTCCATGGAGGGCGCATCGGTCACGCTGGAGAATCTGAGGCGCATTGAGCAGGCCATGGAGCGCCTTGCGGCAGTTGCCATGACAACGGGCAAGACGCAGGCGGAAAGCGGCTTTGCGAAGCTCCTGGACCGCTCTCAGAGCGATTCGCAGCTCGCCGTGCTGGTGCAGAGCCTTGAGGACGCGATCAATCGAGCATTGCTTTATGCGTCCGCCTATCGTCAAATTCCTGAAGTGCGCGTAGCGATTAGCAAGAACTTCATCCCCGTTAAGCTGCATTCTCAGCAAGTCATGGCGCTCAGTTCTTTGTTTAAGGACAGCAACGCCATTACTATTGAAATGTTCCTGCGGATGCTTGAAGCGGGCGAGATGTTTGAAGGGCTGCCTGACTTTGCAGTTAAGGATCTTCTTGCCGATATGGGCTTGACGGGTACAGAAACCGCTCGTCAGCTTGGTGTTGGCGCAGGGGCACAGGTTGCAAATCGTGGGCAGATCCCAGTTGATAACACGTCCCCGATGAGCGAAGGTCGTGACCTTGAGGCGCTAGAGGCTTCTGTTGAGCTAAACGAGGCAGACGGTGCTACTATTTAACGAGTCAAGACACGACTTTGCGTGACCGAACACACCCCAGAAACTCTTGAAGACGCTCTCGCGCTTGTGCAAGCTCTTCAAAAGAAGGCAGATGCGCTTGAAAGTGAAAGCACCAAGTTAAAAGCTACAAATCAAGGGTTGCTCAAGGATCTCAAGAAAAAGAAAACCGTCGATACTTTCTTGAAAGTTGCGGGCATCGAGCTGACCGATGAGCTTGATGAAGACGCTCTTGCCGAGCGCATTGCTGGTTTGAAGCCTGCCAGGTCGGGCGAAGAGGAGCCTTCCGCGCAGCAAACTGTTCAGCCTCAGCAGGGCCAAGTGCCTTCTGATGCGATGAATGAAGCAGTAAAGGCCCAGTTTGCTTCGTTGCGCAAAGAGCTGAGCGATCTTCGTAAAACGAATGAGCAGCTTGAGCAAGAGCGCAATCAAGAACGTGAAAAGCGTCGTGAGAGCAAGCTTGAGCGTTTTGTCACCGACGAGCTATCAAAAGCTGAGTGTCGTCGCCCTTCTCATCTTTATAAGTTAATGAAGGAGAAGTTTCGTCTTCTTGATGACGAAAGCACAGTTGTGTTTGGTTCGGAGGATGATCCGGTTTCTTTGCGTGACGCCGTTACAAAACTGCGTGATGACGAAGAGTTTGCTGTTTACTTCGCCGGTAGCGGTGCAACTGGGTCGGGCATGACGACTGCTCGCGCTGCGACTTCGACCTACTCCAACAACCCCTTCAACAAGGACAGCGTGAATGCCACCAAGGCAGCTGAGCTGATGCAGAAAGATCCTGATAAGGCGAAGCGCTTGATGAACGAAGCACGTCTTGCTGGAAAGCTTGATCCGGTACTTGGCCGAGCGTTGCAGGCGATGTAGCCTGCTATTGGATGATGACGGACGGGCCTCCTGAGCTTCGCGCTTCAGGAGGTTTTTTATTGCTACGGTGCCTGTAGCTGGGCTTCCGTAAATGGCTGAGTACTACCCACCGGGCAAGAGTAAAAAGAAAGGCAGGAAGATGACACTTGCTCAAAAGTACGCTTCGCTCAAACGGCAGACTGAGCAAGCTGGCATGAGCGTAAAAGAAAAAGACGGCAAGCTTGTTATTTCCCGCAAGAGGAGGAAGTGATGAAAAAGAAAGATCCGCGCCTTGAAAGAGCCGGTGTTTCTGGGTACAACAAACCCAAGCGCACTCCGAATCATCCAACCAAGTCGCACGTTGTTGTTGCAAAAGAAGGCGATAAGGTTAAGTTGATTCGCTTTGGGCAGCAGGGCGTAAGTGGCGCTGGCAGCAGTCCTGATACCGAGAAAGAAAAAGCGCGTCGTCGCTCTTTTAAGGCAAGACACGCCCAAAATATTGCAAAAGGGAAATTAAGTGCAGCTTATTGGGCCGATAAGGTAAAATGGTAGATAAAGAGTTTATTCTTGACTTTTTATCCAATCCTTGAGTTCTTTAACATAAATTCTTGCTTCATTTGCTTTCTGCAAATGCCATAGATTGCCAGTGCGAAAATAAAGTTGATTATGCGTATCAACTGCTTTTAGCAAATGATGAATGATGGGATTCCAAGGCTGTCGCACTGGAGAGTCCCAAGTTCTTCTTTCTGACACGGCTCCAGTTAATTCTGATGAAGACTAATTCTTCGCCGGGTTCTTAGCATGTGTTAGAGCGCTCACCCTCACTCGCCATGCCTTTCAAAACTGATCGCAACGTCATTGGCCGTCAGGTCACTACTGCCGTTGAAGAGGTCATCACCGCTATCCGCGTTGCTTACGACGCCGGTATTGCCAGCGGCAGCATCTATGTGATCCCTGCTGCCTTCACCCGTACCAACCTGGTGGAACTGTTTGCTGGTCTGCCCACTGTGACCGGGACTCAAACCCTGGACATCAGCGGCACCACCGGCAACGCCACCGTCACTGTTGGAGAAAAAGCCGTTGCTACTGGCAAGGGTTGGACTCTGGATACCACCGCCTGATCTATTTTTCAGGTGCAATGCCCCACTTCGGTGGGGCTTTTTTATTAAATTGCTTTACTCGTCATGAAAAAGAGCAAGTCTCAGGACAAGTTTGCAAAAGTCATGCGTGAGTTCTACGCCGGAACCCTGAAGTCGTCTTCGGGTAAAAAGGTAACGACTCGTGCGCAGGCCGCTGCTATTGCTGCCAGCGAAAGTGGAATGGCTAAAAAGCCAGCCAAGAAAAAAGGCAAGCCTGCCTACAAGAAAAAGTGATCACTGCTCCGGCTTCTTGCTATTCTTTGATCGTTAGAGGCCGTGCCTCGTGAAGTCGAGCCCAGTGCTCGCATCGCGGTTGTACCGCAAGCTTTTGCTTAGCAGCAGTGCTGCTGGCACTCGTTCATACTTTCACTTGAGGCAAAGACAATGCTCCTCGCTGGCATTCCCTTCATTCCTCAGCTTTTCCTGGAATACCAGCAGGAGGAGCTGCAAAACCGTAACGCTCTGGTCACTTCTGGCCTGATGGTTACTAACTCCGCTATTCAGGCTGAGTTCGCCAAAGGCGGCAAGACGATTGATCTGCCTTTCTTCGGTGACCTCTCCGGCGATTCGGAGATCCTTGACGACACCGTTGGTCTGACCGCCGCCACTCTGGCTGGTGATGTGCAGACCGGCGTTCGCAACATGCGTGGTAAGGCTTGGAAAGCCTCGGACCTGGCTGGTGAACTGGCTGGTTCGGATCCCATGCAGGCCATTGCTCGTCGCACCGGTCAGTACTGGGTGCGTGACATGCAAACTTCCCTGATCAACGTGATCAAGGGTCTGTTTGCAACTGGCGGTCCTCTGACCTCTTCTCACGCTGCTGGCGGCACTTCCACTCAGCTCTCTCAGAGCGTGATGGTTGATGCTATCGCCAAGCTGGGTGATGCAGGTCAGGAGCTGACTGGCGTTCTGATGCACTCCCGTGTGTATTACGCCCTGATGAAGCTGGATCTGATTGTTCCTGCTTCCAGTACCTCTCAGCTCGACACCCGCCTGTCCGCTCAACGTCTTGAGCTGGGTACCTATCTGGGTCGCCCGGTGTTCGTTGATGACACCCTGCCTGTCGATGCTGGCGCTGGCACTGGTGGTGCTGACGTGCTGCACACCTACTTCTTTGGCCCTGGCGCATTTGCTTTTGCAACTGCTCCTGCCAAGTCTCCTCTGGAAACCGACCGCGATTCCCTGAAGGGTATCGACTACCTGATCAACCGGACGCACTATCTGGTGCATCCCAACGGTATCAGCTGGGTTGGTAATGCCGCTGGCAACTCGCCTTCCAATGCCGAGCTTGCTACTGGTTCCAACTGGAGCAAGGTGTTCACCGACAACCGCAACATTCGGATCACGCAGCTGCGCTGCTACATCTGATCGTTGCTGTAGTAACGGCCCCTCTTCGGAGGGGCTTTCAACTATCAAGTAACTGCCATGTCGATTACCACTTTCCGACTTGCTCGTGAGCAAGAAGAGGCAAAGCTGCAAGTAGAGGCTGAGGCCGAAGCTCCTGCCGCTTGTCCTGCACCAGTGCCCGCTGAGGAGCCCAAGAAGGCACCTGTGAGCACTGCCAAGTCCAAGACCACTACTGTCAAGGGCTGAGCCCTAGAGAGGCACGCACATGGCCTTCGTATCGACACTGGGAGCTGCTAATGCCAACTCCTTCCTGAGCGTTGCGAGGGCCACGTCGCTACTTGGTGAATTGCCAGCAAGCGCCGGTATTACAGCTTGGCTTGCGTTGAATAATACGCAAAAAGAGCAGACGCTTGTTGCTGCAACGATGACAATCAACCCCTTGAAGTGGAAGGGGCGAATTCTTGATGAAACGCAATCGTTGTCTTGGCCGCGACTGATCAAAATTGATGGGCGACAGCTTACAACTGAGACTCTTCCCATTGATTTTGAAATTGCAGTTGCTTACATGGCTGCGTTTCTTGGAAGTGGTGGTGGTTATACAGCAGTTGCTGTGAATGATGGCGGCGCAAATCTTCTCGGTACGAATCAATACGAAGAAGTCGAACTTGGCGATGGGGCGCTGCGCGTAAAGTTCAAGCAAGGCGATATGCCGCAGACCGGCGTTGATTACATTCCGCCGTTTGCGATGGATATTTTGTATCGTTACATGATTGATCCCAGCTTAAACCAGCCTTACGTGAGTCGCAGTAGCACTGCAAGGATTGATCCTTACTACGGAAACGCTGCATTTAGGCCCAATCGCATTCGCTTTGCTGGTGGGCAGGTGTTCCCTGCTCGTGGCGGGTGGTACAGCAATCCGCTGTGATGAGCCATGGCACTTGTTGACAGCATTTTTTCTTCGATTCCAGGGCCACTGATTAGTCAGTTTGGAATCAATGCGACTTATGTAAAAGCATCTCAGAATCAAACATACAATCCTGAGACCGGGACTGTGATGGGATACTCCTCGGAGATTCCGATCAAGATTGTCATTTCTGAATTAAAGCCAGAAGAGATGCAGGGGCTTTATCAGCAGACTGATGTAAAAATTATTTTTGCTGCCGATGCTCTGTCTGGGTATTATCCGCAGACGACTGATTCAATTAAGTATTTGCAAAATGGCTCTACTCGCACTGCAAAAATTATTGGCATGTTTTCGTACCGTGGCGACAATCCTATAATGCACTCAGTAGTTGCGAGGCTTGGTTGAAATGGTAAGAAGGGCTCGGCGTGCAACTTCAAGGCAACTTGCTTCTTATTCTGCTGCTGCAGAAAAAGGAGCAGCGGCAGATCTTAGGAGGCAGTTAGATAAGGAGCTTGCTCGCGGCATTCAAGGTTTTGCCATCGAGTCAATGAATACTCTTGCCGAAATTGGTCCTGCTTGGACGGGTGAATTTTCAGCATCGTGGGGATTTGCACCAGCTGGAGTAACCCCTGATACGCCTGGCGTAACTGGGCAGATCTACAGATACACAAAAAGCGATGTTCCTGTAAGAGATATCGAGAGATTTATAAAAAATGGCGTCACAAAGTTCAATATAGTCAATACGTCGCCTCACGCTTCAATTGCTATTGATGAAGAAGAGGCCAAGTTTATAAGGCCCGGTAATCCTTCAAGACCTATTGACGAAAGTAAATGGGTCCATGGAGATGCGCAGCCGCGTCCTGGGATTAGATATTCAATTGGTGGAATTGTTGATGAAAATGATCCAGACGCAAATTCAAGTAGAACCGCTCCGAAGGATTGGTTTCAGACTTATATGGAGGGCGGAGGATTGCAAAGGGACCTGAAGGTCGGATTCAAGTTTGGATACGAAGCAGCTTTCTGATGAACTATCAAGCCATTCGCGCCAAAATTGAAGGCCCACTGCTCAGCGCCTTTAATTCGCAAACTCCTCCAATCCCTGTCTATTTCGACAATATCACTTTTGTTCCGCCTGATCCACCAAAAGAATACGTGCGAGTCAACCTAACTTTTGGTGTCACCACTGAGTCTGCGCTTGCTAGGTCTTGGGATTATCCAAGAGGTGCTTTGATTATTCGATGCTTCTCTGAAAAGGGATACGGACCGGCTCGCTGTCAGAAAATGCTAGAAGTTGCGAAAGGTGTTATTGATGAAATAAATTTATCAAAGAAAACATCTTCTGGTGTTTATGTAAGAACGAGTGAAATTAGAGGGCCATTCTTTCAAACACTTGATGACTACTCTCATTTTATGGGAAGGCTTGATACAGGTTGGCAGGCAAGTGTGAAATGAATTGCTAGCCTGTCTGTAGCTGGGCAGTGCCCACTAAAGCCACTACCCCTGTTTTGTCATGGCAACCGTTCTGTCCGGCATTTCCGGCGCTTTTTACTACAAGCCAGCCGGTACGATTGATGGCTTCATCGAAACTGCCATCAATACCACCACTGATGTGATCTCGATCAGCCCCTCCCTGAACTTCCTTGCGGGCGATCCTGTCAAGTTCCGTATTTATAACCCGACTACAGGCGTAACCGTGACGCCTGATGCGTCCAACGTGATGCCTGCTCTGTCTTCTGGCAGCCTGAGCACCAGCAGCACCTACTACGTCACTTCCTACAACAATGGAACTGGCGCCCTGACTGTTGCTGCTACTCAGGGTGGTGCAAACATCAACTTCTCGGATGACGGCACCCTTGCCTCTCCTAACAAGTTTGAGGTTTACTACGCCGATTTCTCCTCTGTTGCAGAGGTTCGTGACTGGAGCCTTGAGATCTCTCGTACTGAGATCGACGTTACCACCATTGGTAAAGCTCCTGGCCAGTTCGTGCCCTTCCGTACCTTCATCCCTGGCTTTGCTGAAGCCACTGGCTCTGCAACCGTTTACATGACGGATGAGGATGCCTCCACTGCAAACCGGATCATCCAAGACGTGCTGCTGCGTAAGCAGGTTGGCGCCAGCGTCCGTCTTTATGTTGACCAAGTGATCAGCGGTGGCACGGTCAGCAATGCCCTGAGCCGTTCGATCTACATGCAGGTTGCTCTGACCTCTGCTTCTCTCGCCGTTAACCCGGATGATGGCCAGCAGGTGAGCATCAACTTCCGTCCTGTGGATCAGCCGACCTTCGATCTCAGCGCTGTCGCTTGAGCTTGAGTTAAGTCCATGCCCCGCTTCGGCGGGGCTTTTTTCTTTTAGGAGTTTCGTCATGCCTGATGCTGTTGTTCACGGTACTTTGCCGACTGGCGCCGCAAAAGAGATTGGCGCTACTGATGAAGGACGCCTTGCTGTTGATGCAAGTTTCTCAAGGTCGTCTGTTGATGCTTTTGGAAGACTGCGCATTTCTGCGCCGTTGACTCTGTTTGATTCCAGCCATCGTTTTGCTGATAACGGGCTTTGGAATACTTCAACAGCAACGAGTGGCTCCACTAGCTTCAATGCGAATCATGGTTCCGTTGATCTTGCCGTAACGACAGCTTCTGGATCTCAGGTACTGCGTGAAACCAAGCGGGTATTTGCTTATCAGCCTGGCAAGTCGTTGCTTGTGATGAATAGCTTTGTTTTTGCTACGCCGAAAACAGGGCTTCGTCAGCGCGTTGGCTATTTTGATACCGTCAGTGGCTACTATCTTGAGCTTGGGGCCGATGAAAACAGCCTTTGTTTTGTTCGCCGTACTTCTACTAGCGGCTCTGTCGTAGAAACAAAAATTAGCCGCTTTGGCGGTGTTTACGGCGGAAGTGATACGGGATGGAACGTTGACAGGCTTGATGGCAATGGCGCTTCTCGCATCACGCTTGATGTGGATGCAGCGCAAATTATGTTTACCGACATCGAGTGGCTTGGTGTTGGAACTGTGCGCATGGGTTTTGTAATTAATGGAGAGCCTGTTGTTTGCCATGAGTTTCATCATGCAAACATTTTGAGCACAACGCATATTGGAACTGCTTGCCTGCCGATTCGCTACGAAATTACAAATACTGCAGCTACTGCTAGCTCCAGTACGTTCAAGCAAATCTGTTCGACGGTTCTTTCTGAAGGTGGCTACGAGTTGCGCGGCCAACAAAAAACAATTGGCACCGCGATTAATTCAATTTATACACTGGCAACTGCTGGTGTAAAATATCCAGTTGTTTCGCTGCGACTAAAGACCACTGAGCTTTCTTCTATCGTCATTCCCACCGCCGCATCTCTTTTGGGAGTTGGCAATGGCCATAACTACAAGTGGGAAGTTATTTTGGGTGGTGCCGTAACTGGTGGTACTTGGGTGAGCGGGGGAGATGACTCCTCTGTTGAATACAACATCACTTCAACCTCTTTGACTGGTGGTGACGTGGTTGCCTCTGGCTACTTCTCGTCTTCTAACCAGTCAACCTCAATGGCAAACATTCTGCGCCAAGAGATCTTTGAGCTTCAGCTTGAGAGGAATAGCTTTACTTCTGTTCCGCAGACGTTTACTGTTGCCGTTTCCTGTGACACTGCTTCCAGCAGCATCTATGGAAATGTTGATTGGGAAGAGGTAACGCGCTGATTATTGTCAATTAGATGATAATGCAGTAGGCTTCGGGCTGACCATGTTTCCTTTATGGCAAACGCACCAGCCCAAGCCACTGGTCCTATCAGGGCTATCGACCGTCTTCGTAAAGCAGCAAATTTTGAGCCGATCAAGCAGGAAGTCCTGCTCAGCAATGGCGATGAGTTTGTTTTTTACGTTACGCCGCTGACAGCAGCCGAACGTGAAAAAGCGCAAAAAGATGCAAGGTCTGACAACGCTAGTGACTTTGCAATGCAGCTACTTGTCTCCAAAGCACTTGATGAGAACGGCGAAAAGCTGTTCCGTCCGGGTGACATTCCTGTGCTGAAGCGCGAGATCCTTGACGAGGATCTGCAAAAACTGATCCTTTGTGCGCTGCGTCCTAATAGCGAGGACGAAGCAGAAGCTGATAGCAAAAGCGATTGAGTCTGAGCTTGAATCGGACGGGAGATTGTTCTTCCAGCTATCTCTCGCCGAAGTTCTTCATTGCACTTTGTCTGAACTAAAAACTAAGGTCACAGACGAAGAAATGCTTTTGTGGTCTGCCTACTTTGCAATCAAGAATAGGCGACAAGAGCAAGAGATGGAGAAGATCAAGCGTCAGTCTCGTCGATAGCCGCTCCAATCGGGGCGGCTTTTCTCTTGCTGGCTAGACTGATGAGAAGTCTGGGTCGATCAAAGTGGCTGGAATTAGCGCCTCTGTTAATCTTGAAGTAAAAGGCGGTTCCAAGCTTGAAAGGCTAATTCAAAATGTAAGCCGACTTGAATCAATTGTAAATGGCATTAACTCATCGCCGATTAAGTTAGATATAAACAAAGCAAATATTGCTCTTGATGCAGCAACAGATGGGCTTTCAGAAGTAAGAAAATCTATACGCGAAGCACAGAAAGATTACAATAGCTATGACAGAGTTGTCAAAAATCTTGAAAAAGATTTCATATCTGCTAATAAAGCAATATCGCAGCTAACGGTTGGCAGTCAAAAACATATTGACGCATTGCTTAAGTCATTGCAGCTAGAGGGTAAGCTAACTGAGGCAAAGAAAAAAAGAGGGCAACTAGAAGAGAGACTCCAAAGGCAAGAAAGTAAATTACCTGGCGCTCAGAGGTATTTAGACGAAACCAAGCAAATTCAAAGACTTACGGTAGCCCTTACTGATCTTTCTGACGAATATCTAAAGCTTGGTAGGTATCAAACAAGGACACCCGTAACAGGAAAAGTAGCAGCAAGTCAAGGCAGTGGAAGTATTGCTCAACTGCGAAGCCAGGCGGAGGCGCTTTCTCTTGTTGCAAGTAACTCCGAGATCGCATCAAAGCAATTCAATCGCTTTGTACTTGCCTCACAGGTTGCCAATCAGAAAATTTTTGAGGGACGCCAGCAGCAGTTAAAAGCGCTTGCGGAGGGACTTGCGCTTCCGCAGGAGCAAAATGCTCGATCTAGGACCGCGCAAAGAATTGGCAGTCAAGAAAGCTTGGCTGGCGCAAGGTCACTGATTGGAACCTTTGTTGAGTCATATGGCGCAATCACAAAATCAAGAGCTGCTCTTTCTGATTACATTTCGCAGGCGTCAAGTCTTCAGTCACTTGTTCCATTTGATAGCTCTGAGTGGAATCTTCTTGAAGGAGTCATCAATGATGTAAACGGCGAACTGCAGCAGCTTGAGCAAAGATTTGCTGGCCTGCGTGGACAGTCTTCCGGTCTTGCAAAAGCTATTGCTGATGGGATTGCCGCTCCTCAGGGAAAATCAGAATTGCTGCCGCAGTTCAGTATCCAATCTGCTGCTAAGCGTGCAAAATATCAAGAAAATCTTGGCAAAAAACAAGAACAGCAGGTAGACAAGCTCATTGATCTTGAGTACGAGCTAACCAAAATAACATTAGATCAAAATGAAGCGCTTGAGCTAAGAAATAAAATTGATAAAATCTACCAAGACACAAGTGTTGGCTCAATTGAAGCGGCAAAAAAACAAACAGTTGAACTGAAGAGGCAGATTCGTGAAATTAAAGATAGAAACAAAGAATTGAGCAAGGGTGGCGCAGCGGGCGAGCGTCCATTTGCGACCGTTCTTGGAGGCGGAGCAGAGGTAAGGGCTCGTGCTGCCGCAGAAAAAGCAAGACAGATTACAGAAAAACAAGATCGCCTTGCTGGAGAAAGATTTAGTTCGGCCCTAGAAAGGGTGTCTGGCGCCGAGACGAGAATTCAAATAGCCGCCGAAAAAGGCTTAATCAATGAGTTACAGAAGAAAAAGCTACTTCTTGATCTTGACGAAGCGCGTCTTGCTATTGATGAAAAGCGTTTCACTGTTGCAAGAACAATTGCCTCCGAAGTAGACCGAGAAAGAAAAAGTCGGGAAGGCAAGATTCGTCCAGAAATAATTAAAACTGGTCAGATTTCGCCGGTTGAAGGCAAAAAAAGAGTTGAAAGCGCTATTCTATCTTCTCAGATTCTTGAAAGGCAGCTTCTTTCTGCGCAAAAAGAAGGACTTGATGTTGCTCGTGAGCTTTCTGCTGTTAGGGATGCAATTGCTAACGCTGGTTCTGATGATTATCAAAATACTAAAAAGACCCTTAATACTTTACTTGACGTAAACGAGATAGCCGCTAAGCGTTTAAGACTAGAAAAGCTCATTAGTGAAGCTCAGCAACCAAAGTCGATTCGTGGCACAACAATCAGAGGCGGTGAAGCCCTTGGACTTGATGCTCCTCGTCGTCTTCGTTACACCCTTGCTTCTGGCGCAGTCATTGAGCAGGGACTGATAAATCTTCAGCGCAAGGGAGTTGACGTAACCTCTGAGTTAAATAGCCTTCAGCAAGCATTAAATAATGCCAAGAGAGAAGATTATGTAATTACCCAGAATAATTTAGATGCTCTGACTGAGCAAGTTGGGCTTGCTGGAAGATATGTATCTCTTCAGAAGCAAATACTTGCTGGTCAAGGTGGTTCTGGGCGACGCTCCGGCGAAGCTGGCTCAGGCTTAGAGCAAGCAATTGAAAGTCTTGGAAACGCTCGCGCAGCACGCGAAAAGTTCCTTGGTGGTGTTTCTCCTGCGCAGGGAATTGACAAGATCGTTCGTGAGTTCAATACAGGCAAGCCTGGCAAAGGAGCTGGCGCCAATGTAGTTAGCGCTCTTGTTTCCGAGGCGCGTGCCGGAATTCCAAAAGCTGTTGGAGCTGGAGAAGCGCTCGGAGAAGCTGTTGAAGACGGCCTCAACAAGGGACTTGAAATTCAAAGCCCTTCTCGTGTTGCCATTAGGGCAATGGAGAATGTTATTGATACGGCGGTCAATACAGCAAGAGCTGGAAAAGCTGCTGTTCGCGCTGCTGTTGAAGATTTATTCGCGCCCAAACTTGGAAATGTGCTAAAGGCGCCGCTTTCTGGTTCTGTTGCTGGTGGTCAAGATTTAATTGAAAAGCTTGCCAACTTTGCTGGAAGAACATCAGCAAAGCCGTCATTGTTCCGTCAGCTAGCGCAGCTTGCCGGTCCAGAAATTTTATCTAGCAATGTTCTTCCTCAAGCAATGCAAAGGAAGGCATTTGAGGCTGGAAAAATTCTTCCAGAGACAAGATTGTTGCCGCTTGACGAAAGAAGGTTGTTGCGTGGAAATGCTGCAGCTCCAGGTGGCGGACTTGAACAGGCGATTACGGATGCTGCTATCCGCGCTGTTTCTAAAACTGGTGCGTTCACTGGTCCTCTTTCTTCTGTTATTCGTTCTCAAGGCGCAATCTCTTCTTCTTTGTTTGCGCCGCTTTCGCAAGGCCCTGTTGGCCTTGGTGGAACTGGATTGTTCTCAATTCGTCCGCAGGCTGCCATTGGTGCGCCTGGTTCAGCTTTTCCGTTCCAGCGCTATCAGATGGGTGGCGCTCAGCAGTTCCCTGTTGATGGGCCGATTTCTGCTCTTGGTGGGCTTGGCACAAGAAGCGATGCAAGCAGGGCCGTATCTGAGTCAATCAAGAAGTATCGGGACGCTGTTAATAATTTCTGGGAAGGCGAAGATTCTCAATTTAGCGCTATTTCTAATATTGTTAAATCAAGCGCTCAGCTTGGAGGAGCAAAACTTGCAAGAAAACTAACAGAGTCCGGCAGAGGCGCCGGTCTTTCTAGTGTGACGGATGTTATTACTGGAGAAAAAAGGCTTGGTGCATCTTCTGCTGTTGCGAATGTATCTCAGCGCGTCTCCGACTCATTGCTGAATTCGCTTGAGGCTCTTGGTTTTACAATTGCTGACAAGTTTGAAAATGCAATAGATCGAGTTCGTAACGCTATTCCGTCTCTATTTGACAGCATTGGGGGCATGTTGCCGCCTGGTGGTTTTGGCGGTGGAGGTCGCGCTGGAGCGGGTGGTGGAGCAGGAGATTTTGGTCGTCGCTTTGAGGAAGCTGTAGCCCAAGGTCCAGAGGCTGTGCTTGGACTCAAGGAACTGGCCAAGCCAGCGACTGCATCTATTAAGGAGCTTGAGGCACTCAGCGCGGTTCTCAAGGAATTCAGGGCAATTCTTGATCCAACATCTGAGGGTTTTGATCGCCTTGAAAAGCAGCTTCGTGAAACTGCCGCCAATCTTGATCGTCAGCTTGAGCGCCGTGCTCCTGATGCTGATTTTCTGACCCGCCGCTTTGGTTCTAGAGGCGGTCGTGCAGTCAGTGAGGGCCTAGTTGGTGGCGCCTTCCCGTTGCTGTTTGGGCAGGGCTTGGGCGCGTCTGTGCTTGGCGGCCTTGGTGGTGCAGCTGGCGGTTTTGCCGGTGGCGGGCTTGGCTTTGGTTTGTCTTTGGTTGGCACGGCGCTTGGCACTGCTTTTGACACTGCGGTTCAAGGAGCAACGGAGCTGGGTGCAGCTTTAACTGATACAACTGCAACATTTGACAAAGTAAAAGAACGAGCATTATTTAGCTCAACGCAAACAGAAAAATTTGCAGGCAAGCTTCAAGAGGCTGGTTTGGTCGCTTCTGCGGCTGTAATTTCTCAACAAGAGATTATTAGCAAGATTGGCAGAACCGGCGTTCAGTCCCTGCAGCAGCTAGCAGGTTCGTCTGACAGATTGAATCGTGCTTGGGCTGAATTTAGTCTTCAGCTTCAAACGGCACTTGCTGGGCCAATGGCGGGCTTGCTGGAGTGGGTATCAAAAGTTCTTAATCTGGCAAATCAGGAGTCTCGCTCTAGGGCGGCAGTAGCTGATATTGGAGCCGGTCTATCGGGTACAAAAAAACAAGAATTTGAGCAAAGACGCATTGATATTGAGATGCGTCGTGGCGGCATCGGCGCAAGCATTTTACGTGATTTGGGCATCGGTAACTTTCTTTCTGACGAAGAAGCGAATAACCTTAGGGCTCAACTTGTAGATGAATTCAAGGACTTCTCGGTTCCTGTCAAGCTCAAGCCCGCAGCTGATGCAACACAGAAAACAGAACAAGAAATTGCTATTTTAACAAAAAAGCTTGAAACTACTGATATTGGCAAATCATTAAAGGATCAAGTCAGGCAGGCCGCACGTGAGCAACGGGATCTTGACAAACAGCGAGCGGATCTTGTTCGCTCCTACGAAGAAAGTATTTCACAAATACGCCAAGATGTTGAAAGCAGGATTCTTCAACAAAGGCGCGAAAATGCGGAGACTGAAATTGATCTAAGAGCAAGATCTGCAGAGCTTGAACTTGCAAAAATCAAACAAGCAAATCAAGAATTTCGTGGTCTTTTTGCTGACACCACGGCGGGTCAGGTCACGGATCAGCTGCTCAACGCCGTTGAAACAGTTGCTCAGATTCAAAATGACTCAGCTACACAAAGAGCCAAGCTTGAGCTTGATATTCAGAATAGCGTTGTAGATACAGAAAAATACAAAATTCAAATCGCAGATCAAGTTAGCAAGCTAAACCTAGATACAGCGCAAAAAGTTAGCGATATTAACGAGCAAGTGCGTCAAAGAAATGAAGAGTACGATAGCACTCGCTTCACCCTTGAAAAGAAAATTGCACAGTTCAAGCTTTCCCAGGAGCGAATTAGCTTTGAGTCAAAAATTAAAGGATTTGAGGTTGCACTTAAGCAGTCGAAAGCCTTGGGCGAAACTGATGCAGCACAAGGAATTCAAAATGCAATTGATGTTTACAGGGCGCAGCTTGATGCAATCAAAAAAGGCGAGGGGGAAATTAAAGCTATTTCTGCCCCAGGGAAACTTAAAGGTGTCGGCGCTGTGGGTGGCTCCAGCGTTTCGACTCGTGGCATCTCAGAAGCCCTGCAGGCTGGCAATAACTTAAAAGTTGCATTGCAAGATATTGCGGGTCTTATATCGCAAATTGATAGCGAAACTGCTCTTAGCTCAATTACTGATCAGCTTGACAAGCAGATTATTTCTTCTAGCAAGCTGTTTGAGCAGTACCGACAAGGCGGTGGTGTCAGGTCTAAGGATTTAGCGGCTGAGCAGGTTCTTGTTGATGCGATTAATCAACAAATACAGAGCCAGATCGGCAAAAATGATGAGCTAGTGAAAAGGCTCCAAGCCTTACTTAATCTAGAAAACGGAAGACCTGCAATTATCAATAAAATTCGCCAAGCGCAAGACGAAACATTTAAGTCTGATAAATTAATTGAATTTACCCAAGGTAACAACGAGCTGAAGCTTGAGCTTGAGGCTCAGATGAATGTTTTTGGCCGCCTAACTGAAGTTCAGAAACTTCAAGCAGAGGCTCAGGTGCGTGGAATTGATCTTTCCGATCAACATGGCCAAGCATTGCTGAGAGAGGCTGCTGCTGCTGACGAGTTAGCAAGAAAACTTGAGGCTGCGCAGCAGATACGGTCAACCGCAGAAAGTGTGCGTGGTGCCCTTGAGCAAGGCATTCAAGACGTGTTTCTTGGTGCAACTGGCCTAGGGACCATGCAGGAGCGCTTTGATCTGCAACGCGAAATTTCTCAGTTTGAAAAACTTCGCGCCAAGACAGAAGAAGGCACAGATGAGTACAAGAGATACACAGATCAAATCAATCAAGCCAAGCTTAAGATGAATGAGCTTTCAAATACTGGTGTACAGGTTAAAGATGCTTTATCAAGAATGATGCAAGGAATTGCAGATGCTTTTGCTGAAATGGCGGCAAAAATTGTTGCAGATCAAATACTGATGTTTGTTTGGGGTTCAGCAATTAAAGCGCTTGGTCTTTTTGCTTCTATTGGAAGCGCTGGCGCTACATCGCTGCCTGGCTCGATGGGACAGGCTACTAATACCGGTCTTGATACGGGGGCAGGGAATATTACAGATATGCTCGGCGGTCTTGCCGCGAAAGGTGCTTATTTCAACGGCGGAATTGCCTCTTTCGGTAGCGGTGGAATGTTTACGAATTCCATTGTCTCCTCGCCGACTCTCTTCAGGTTTGCCGATGGTGGAATTCGCAAGACTGGCCTCATGGGTGAGGCTGGCCCAGAAGCGATCATCCCCCTTAGCCGTGGCGCCGATGGTCGTCTTGGCGTTGACGCAACAGGCTTCTCTGACGCCATCTCTGAAGCCAGGGATGCCCTTGATGAGGCTTCTGATGCAATGGCTCAGGGCGATGGAACGACAGGGCTGGAGCTGTCTGGTAGCGCATCTGATGGCTATGGCGCTATGGGCCTCAAGTCAGGTGAAGCCCAAGGCAAGATGTCGCGGGCTACTGCAATGGCGATCTCCGATTCCAGGGGCGCCGTTGAAATGATCAAGCGCATCACTCAGGAGAATGATGCAAAAGCTGCTGCTGCTGCAGCTTCTGCCTCTCCTGAAACACGAGAGCTTTACAAGCTGCTTGCAACTAAAGATAGCAATACGATTCGTGAAATTACAAATAATCAGACTGGCAGCGCTGATGGTACTGATCAATTTGCCGCTGGTTCTCAGCAGCAGCTTGCATACGGTGATGCCATTTCCGCTGCGCGTGGCGTTCTTGCTTCTGAAATCAGTGGCGGCGAGCCAGATCAGATGCAACAGGTGGGCGAGGCTGGTGCGATTACCAACTCTCGTGAGTTCATTGAGAAAATCACAGATCGTATCTCCTCGCCTGATTCTTCTAAGAAAGCCGAGGCTTCTGCTTTTGGCGATTCACGCAATGCAGTTGGCAAGTCTTCTGGTTCTCAGTCGGCTATTTCCACGAAGGAGACGATCTCCGCTCTCATGCAAGCGCGTGATAGCAGGGAGACGAGCAGCGCAATCAGTCAGACACGAGAAGTGCTCAGCTCTGTGTCAAGCATGAATAAGGAAAAGAACATGGAGCGTGTCATGGAAAGCAACGTAACTGCGATCACCAAGCCGCTTGATATTAAGTATGAATCTCAGATGATAAACAATGTCGAGTATGTTACTGTTGATCAGTACCAGCGTGGACTTGCCGAAGCTGCGGAGCGTGGACGCGCCCTCACACTCAGCTCACTCAAGAACAGCGTCAAAGCTCGCCGTCAAATAGGTATCTGACATGACGATTGCAATTTGCCACTTTGTCAGATTTAAGACCAGTGCAGGTGCATATGTTTCTGGTTATAACTATCAGAATTTTTACGTTAATGAATTGAGGACGTATCAAAGCGTTTCTTACAATTTTGCGCCGATTGGTGTTACGACGGGCGCTGGCACAAAGGGTGGAGACAGGAGTGATGCTGTCCTTATCGCGCCACCTTACCCACTGTCAATCAATCTTTTCGTTGAAGCTTGTCAGTCGAACTGGTTGTGCGAAATAACGATGGTTTTACTTGATCCACAAACCTACGCAACTGTTCAGCAAATCACACAAGAGACTTGGGTTTGTTCGCGCCCTGAAGTCAATACAGAGCGAGCGACGCTAAGACTTTCTTCGCCGCTTGATGCCGTTGATTCGCATGTGCCAAAAAGGGCATTGAGTACTAAGCTTGTTGGAAATCTTCCCACGACTGGATCAATCACAGTGTCATGACGAATCAGCGCTGGATGAAATATGTTGGACTTCCCTATAGATTGTGCGCCGACCCAGAAAAAACAAATGCAACAGATTGCATCCACCTAGTTTTTCGCGTCATAGAAAGTGGCGGAAAGTACGTTCCAGAGCTTAAGAAAGAATGGTATCTTCATATGGCAAGAAATGAAATGAATATAATTATGGATGACTGGTACAATTTAACAGAGCAGACGTTTGGACCCGAAGACTATGCGATGACACTTCTTTCTAGAACATCTGATTTTGCTATTGCTGTATTCGTTGACAACGGCTTGCTTTCAGTTCGCCCTAATGTTGGAGTTACATGGACTCCAGCGGAAAGCCTTAAGCCCATGAACTATCGCCGCTTCTGCCATGAGTGACTACCCTCTGCTTCCGTCTGATCGTTACATTGCTGACCTGCTTGGGCTGACAGACGAACAGTATCGGTATTACATCGCAGAGGTTAGAAGGCGTGCAGCAGAAGGCCCTCAGCCGAGTGTTGTAGCAATTGGTCCTGACTGGTGGATCTATGCGCTTGTCATTACAACACTGCTTTCGACTGGCTTTTCGATTGCTTCTGCTTTTCTGAAGCCGCGAATGTCGCAGCAGCAGCAACCGCAGCTGCGTCAAGTACAAACTCAGGGCGAAACAACATCAAATATTAGAAAGTATGCACCAAGGCAGGGTTTTGATTCGGTCCAAGACATTGCAACAATTGGCAGCGCAGTTCCACTTGTTTACGCAAAACGTGAGCTGATAGGTGGTGAATATTACGGCGGAATCAGGATCAATGTCCCTTTGATTTGGAGCGAGATTTTAACGCTTGACAAAGGGCAGTTGCTGCGTGCAATGTTCTTAATTGGCGAAGGAGTAAGCACCTATTCGATTGACATTAATAATATTGCAATTGGTAATAACACCCTTGGCTCCTACTTGCTTGGCGGAAACGATGCCGCTCGCTTTACTGTTTACTACAGGCCCAATGGCGGAAGAATTACCACTTCTGACAGAGTTGCGGGCACTTCAAATGATGACGGAGCGCTATCGCCAAGCAATGTTTATGCAGTGCAAAATAGCTCCGGCGCTCTTGCTTCCAATTTCTGTCACTCTCATCGCCCCAACACTCAAACGCAATTTGGCGTTTATTCAATGATTGGCAATGGACTTGGCTACCGAGTCAATCCAAGTCTTCGCCCTGGCGTTAACGCACAGCTGACAGTTGATGTTGAGAGTGGAGGTGGCAAGAAAGGCGGGGGCGGAGACGCAGAAGCAAGAGTCGTTTGTGAGCTTGACTACGTTTCATTGGCTCAGCGTGAAAAATACAAAGCCAAGTTCTCTGGTAGAAGCGGACTAATTAGCGCAGCAGGCAGTCAGTGGTCCTACTATCTTTCTAACACTTCTGACGCCAGCACTGAATTTGTTGCAAGTGCAGAGCCTTATTCGTGGGAAGCAAAGAGAACTGTATCGGAAAACCCATTCCCCGGAATAAGTGATACTACTGTTAAAAGTTGGCTAACCGGAAGTAATATCGTCGTCAATAACAATAACATAAGTGTTACTTGGACTTTTAATAGCTCGTCGGCACAGTCCGCACTTGGTTCGGTTTCGACTGGTACCTATGTAATTAAATATTTTACATGGGCTGAGGCAAATACTGGCAAGCAGGTTTCGGCAAGGCACTCAGTGACCGCCGTTATCTCCGAAACCACATCAGGCACCCCGCCTGTAACTACAAGAAATTACACCTTTAGTCCGATCAGCGTTACAAAAACACGCGACTTCGCGGCTAACTCTTCTCACGAAGAAAGGTGTGGCGATGTTGCTTCCGCTGTGGCTGGTAGGCAAAATTCTTATGATGACGCTCTTCAGATTGGGCAGCTATACAAAATAGGTTCGGCCTTAGCGATATGCACAAATCGCACTCCGACTGATAACAACTTCAACTCCAACGCTGCATTTGAGCCGCCGACCAGTGGTGGCAATCCACTGACTGCTGACTTCAGGATCATCAGGTCTGGCTCAATTGGAAGCACGATTCCACTCGCCAATATTGAGGCGAACGGAGACGAGGATAGTCCCGCCCCAGCTTTCTACACAGCGACAAATCAATCTCATATTTTCAGGGTTGCAATTGCTAACTTTTCAACCCTGCGCGAGTGCCGGATTGTATCTTTCTGCATTCGCAGTGCTCTGGGCATAAGAATTAATGGCTTGTGTAATTTCAAGGACAGCCTTAGCTACACTCAGATCGACAATAAAGCTTGTCTCAGCAAAAAGGGCGACAAGCTTAGCCCTGGCGATACGTTAGTTGTTGATATTTTCAACAGTGGACAAATGAGCAGCTCTGAAGAGCGCTACAGCTTCTTCAGAATTGGCTACAGAGAGTCTGGAACTTCTGGCGAATACACCAAGCTTCCGCAGTGTTTTGGTATTCGCGGAATCACCCAGCAAAGCGTATTTAACAGCATCAAGTTTGTGATGCCATCTACAAAGAGATGGGAGTTCCAGGTTGAGCCGCTCAGCGGTTGGGAGATCAGGTCTGGCGTTGCAACTGGTGATCTTGAATTAGTTGATTCTGGAATGAAGACGACTCGCACCGTCAGTTCTGGTGGAGTCAGTGTCAGCTTCTATGGCAAGCAGCTTATATCTAGCGCCAATCGTGCATCGCAGGGACCGAACGAATTCAGGATCGCATCAGCGCAGAGGGGTGGGCTTGCAGAGATCGGCATTGGATACGCCGATGTTGATTCTTATCTTGACTACTGGGGCAAGCTTGCTGAGTCCTTTGTTTATGAAGAAGTCAAGTCAAGTGCTGATAGCGGCCCAGAGCATGAAATAGTTGCAATTAATGAATACATAGATAACAGCGAGGCGCCGCTTTATGACAATCTTGCAATTCTTGGCCTCAACATGAGGTCTGGAAGTGAGTGGCAGCAGTTTGGACAGTTTTCTGTTTACGTGACTTCCGGCCTCGCCAACACGCATCTTTTCCCCGAGGTTCTCAAGGATCTACTGACAAATACAAGATACGGCAAGGGCGATCAGGTAACAGATCAGCAAATTGATCTGGCAAGTTTTACCGCTGCTAGTAGTTGGTGTCAGACGCATAAGTACTTCTTTGATGGCGCTATTACATCAAATACGAATTTGCGTCAATGGGCAGCAGATGCAGCAGCTGCTCATCTTTTGCTTTTTGGCGAAGCTGGCGGGAAATTCTGGCTGCGCCCCGCATGGCCTGGAACCGTTTCTTCCCCCACCGCCGTTTCAATCAAAGGCATTTTCACGGCAGGGAATATCAAGGAAGGCACGTTTGCGATGGAGTTCATGGAACCGGAAGATCGCAGGCCAATTCAGGTGAGTGTCAGGTACAGAGAGGAGAGGCTCTCTAGCAATTTGGCAAACCCTGGCATGTTTGCAGTTGAAAAAGAAGTGCTGGTCAGGGAGGTATCTCCATATGGATCTGATACCGCCCCGATTGAATCTGTTGATCTGTCTGACTATGTAACAAATAGGCAGCACGCAATTGATGCAGCGAAGTTTATTATCAGGATGAGGAGAATTCCTGAGCACGCAGTCAAGTTTGAAACTACGCACGAAGGCATTGTTGCTGCAATTCAGCCTGGCGATTACATCAGAGTTGCCCTTGACCTGAATTACTATGACGAGCTGCGTAATGGCGTGGTTTTGCAAGATGGTTCTCTCGTTAGTACGCAACCATTTGCAAACGGAAGCTACACAGTTCTTGCTTGGGATCCGACGAGTCAAAATGTTCCAGCTCAGACCACGCTAACTGTTTCAAATAACGGCAAGACTGCTAGCCCAAGTGGAATTATCTTTACGCTAATAAATTCCGAGACACGATCACGTACTTATCAAATTGAGCGCATTAGCCCAGTTCAAGAGGGCGGGTTTAGCATTGAAGCTGTTCACATGCCTGTCAACTCTTCTGGCATTCTTAAAATGGCAGAGGGCTTCACTGATTCTGCAAACTGGAGCATACAGGGCTAATGGCAGTTACTTTCCCATCGCTAACGCCCACGAGCAGAAGTTTTTCTGCTCCGCAGTGGGCTAGCACAAAAATTGACAGTCAATCTGGTGTTAGCTCTTTTAGGCTTTGGGGAAGTCTGCCAAGAAAAGGCCAACTCACATTGTCATTTGACAATATCTCAGATGACAACGCTGCGTTAATTATGCAAGCGTACAACAGTGCGCAAGGCTCTCTCGTTGACCTGACACTGCCAAGTAGCATTTTTGCTGGCGCATCTACCAATCTAAAAGGATGGCTTGATGCGAGTTCAATGTCGGCGGGGCTTAAGTGGTACTTTGACGACAATCAACCACCGAGCATTGAAAGTGTAGTTAATGGGCGCTCTAGTGTTCGCGTGATTCTTCTCGCCGAGATTAGACTGCAGTAGTAGCGTTGGCTTAACAGCTCATGGCCGTCCTGACCGGCAATAGCGGTGAGATCCGCTTTGGGGGTAGCGCTGTTGGAAAGTGCCGAAACTTTTCAGTTGACATCTCCCGTGACGCCCTAGAAACCACTGTTCTGGGCGGCGTTGATCGCACCTATGTTGAAGGTCTGCGTGGTGCAACTGGTTCGGCGACCGTTCTTTATGATCCCGACGACGTTACGACAAAGAGCTTCCTGAACAGCATTCTGAGCAGCGGCACAAGCAGCATCCAGATGGTTCTGAATACCGCTTCTGGTGGTGCTTCTTTGACCTGCACTGCGATTGTTACTCAGGTCAGCACACCTGTTTCTGTTGGCGAAGTTACCGCCTGCAGCATTAACTTCCAAATCACTGGATCTCTTAGCGGTACCTTCTAATGGCAATCCTAGGCATAGGAGGCCAGCTTAAGTTAAAGAGAGAAGCTCCCGATCCGGTTGAGCTGGATGCCTCCAGCATTAACACAACCAGCAATTCGATCTACTTGGGCTCCAGTTCATTCTGGAGTGGAGATCGAGTTACGCTTACCAGCGCTGTCGGACTTCCTTTTAACATCAATTCGGCGCTCGCTGGGCCTGATTGCCCGGATGGGCATGGGACTTATTTTGGCGGCCAGTGGCTTCTTGGTTCAAATAGAAGTCACATCACAAGTGAGTCTTCCGCCTTTTACAAAGTCTCGGATGCCTCTCAGTTTTATGTGAGAGCCGCTGACGTTGGGCAGACAACTACAGCAACTTTCTACGTTTATGTAGATCAGCTCGGTCGCCTTACTTTCTATACGACGCGAGCGGATGCCCTGCGTGGGGCGACAAACAATCGCGTCTCTATTTTCAAGGTCAACTCAAGCGATCTAGAAATAGCACTAAGTGTCAGTGAGTCTGACTGGAAGATTCAGTCGCTTCTCAGGGAGTGGTCACTGAATCTGACTGCGCCCGAAGTTGACACAACTGGTGTTGGTGAAAAATTCGGTGATGCAGTTAAGAGCATTGTTTCCGGTGGCGGCAGTCTTGACTTTATTGTAGATAGGAACGAAGAGGCTGACTCGCAAGATCCGACCGCTCTTCTCAACCTGCTGCTCATGACAGAGAAGGGATGCAAGGCTGATGCTGAATTCTGGATGATTCAGAATCGCCCCGCAGAAGGCGGCACCCTTTTGCCGGGTGACCTTTACTATGAAACTCAGCTAATGGTCACTTCGATAGCAATTAATACAAGACCAGACGAGATCATCGCAGGCTCTTTGAATTTTGTGACGGTTGGTGAAATTGCTCTGAGGATGGGGACAAACTAGCCACGCTTCCTTGTCTCCGTATAATGGGGCAAGTGATTAAGGTCGTCATCCGTGCCCCAGTTAACTCAAGCAGGCGCATCTGGTGCTCTTGATGACATCAACGTAACGCAGGCGCAGCTAAGGCAGCAGCTGGCCACCCTCGTTGATCTGTTTCGTCAAGTCGGCGGCGACGCAAATGTAGTTGCAGGTAGCGCAGCCAGCCTTGATCCGCTGAGCGCACCCTTTGTTTTGTATGTGAATCCTTACACGGGTAGCGATAGGTTTGTTGGTGGTGCATATAACAGCTACGAGCTTGCTTCTGGCACGGACGAGGAAAAGATTGCCCAAAAGCTGAAGCGACTTGAGAAGCAACGGATGACTTGTGGCTATACGCCTCAGCGCCCGTTCAAAACAATCAACAGGGCTGTCATCGAAGCAGCAATTATTACATCTAAGAACTGGTACACCTACACGGATGTAAGGGCGAATATTGATGCTGTAAGCATTGTTCTTTCGCCTGGTACTCACACCGTTTACAACGATCCCGGTAGCGCTTCAACCGCGCTGGCCAGCTGGGGTACCGACAAAACCCCGACTACAGCTGAATTGATCGCCTTCAACCCTGTTGTCGGCGGTCTGCTGCTGCCTCGTGGTTGCTCGCTGTGTGGTCCTGACCTTAGGAAGACCACGATTCGCCCGAACTATGTCCCGTCCCTTGCCGACGAGACTGCTAACTACAGCAATCGCTGCGCAATCTTCAAGATTACCGGTACGGGGTACTTCTTTGGATTCACCGCGATGGACAAGGTGAACCTTGCCCAAAGCCACCACCTGCTTGATCTTTTCCAGTTTGGCGGTAAGACTGAACTTGACGACTTCTACACCAAGTGCCGTAACACCGTTGGCACTGGCGCAGACCTTAGTTCTGTTCTCGCAACAACGAAAACTACTGAGTATGAAATCGTAGGACCGATTGATACAACTCAAAATCCCACTTCTGCGTGGGATACAACTGCCAGTGCCTCTCCTTATATTTTTAACTGCTCTATTCGATCTGACTATGGAATGTCTGGCGCCTTTATGGATGGCGCTAAGGTCACTGGTCTGAAGTCGATGGTGTGCGCCAACTTTACCGGCGTCTCACTTCAGAAAGACATGCGCTGCTGGCAGCGTTATGTGACAAATACTTGGTCTGCGATCAGTACCACAACTGTTGACGCCAACTACGCTACTTACATTTCCACTAGCCCCAACGACATTCGCATGAATCCGGCTCGCATGAGTCGGCATATCACTGCTGTCAACGATTGCTTCATCCAAGAAGTTTCTGTTTTTGCCATTGGGCATGGTGTTCATCACTTCACCGATAACGGCGGTGAAATCACGATCACCAACAGCAACAGCTCTTTTGGTGGCTGCGCTGCAATTAGCAAGGGCTACAAGAGCTTCGCGTTCCCATCTGACAAAAACTGGTCGGTTGGCTCTTTGCGTGTTCCGCTGAATCTCAGCGAAAAAACAGGCAACGTTCGTTACATCTATCTTGGCACAATTGATTCTGTTACTAGCACAACTATCACGTTGACGACTGGGCTCGCAATTAACAGCGAGTCATCGACTGTACCTGACATTCTTTATAAGGATGGCTATAGTTTCATGCCGACCACTTACCTCTGGGTTGAAAATCCAGCTGGTAAGCCTTGGTATGCCCCACTAGCTACTTCTGCTTGGAGTTCTACTGCTCCAACGGTCATTAACATTACCGCCGCCCTGACTGGACAGGATTCAATTACTGATCCAGATGGCGTCAACCTTGCACCTGGCAAACGTGTTTATGTTCGCCGTGTAGTTGATACGCGCACACCGGCTGAACGTCGCGCTTCTATCTATCTGAACAACACGGCAGTCGCTCGCTTGCCCCAGCGCAACTTCGTACTTCAGACCGATCCTAACCGTGGCGCAGGTGGTGGTATTTCGCGGACTCTTAGCACGACCGATGAGATTGTTCTTGTCAGCCAGACAGGCGTTGGCTTGCTGGCCGGTGATGGCGTTGTGAGCACGGCAGAGATCACCATTCGCCGTGGTGCGCCAAGCATTACATATGCAAATAACACTTACTATCCTGTCGGCACAGTTGTTAAGCACAACAACAAGCACTATCAAGCAATTAAATCAAACAGGACTTCTTCTACATCGCCCGATATCAGCGTATGGAAGGAGATTTATGTCCACATGCGTTCTGATTACAACGCAGAGGACAGAATTGATGAAGAGGGCCAGATCCTGAAGATTGACTGGGATCGTGACACCAATCCCTATAGCACGACTCTTGGCATTAACTGGACAACGATCTGGACTACAACTGGTACAACGCAAGAAGATCTTGCTTATAAAGCCGTTCAAGACATTTATAGGTCTTCAACGGACTACAAGGGCCTTCATTTCTTCTTGGTTGAGCTTGGTTTTACTACCGCAGCCGCTCATACGGCATTGACACCGAGACTTTCCACTGCTCGCCTGCTTGATCCAACCAGCACTGTGGACTTCCCCACGGCGCCGTCTGGTGGGGCTGCAACGGGTCGGGCTAACTGGGCAGTGGAGATGCGTCGTCCATCGGTCCTACGGCTCTATGGGCACGCTTGGGAGTGGGCTGGCTACCTGAACTACTCCAAGTCGTTCCCAGCTGCGCAGAAGGATCTGAGCGATCAAAACAAGTTCACGTATTACTTTACGAATGATCTTGGTGGTCGTGTTGTTCCGCAAGGTAGCAACGAGGATGGCTTCAATGTTTCGCCTAGGGGCCTTGAGGATGTTGAAACAGGTACAACGCTAAGCGTTGAAAATATTGGAAGCAGCTCTGTTGATGACTTCCAAAATACGACCTTCCCGTTCTTGAATGTTACCGACACACTGACGGTTAATTCATTGAATGTGACGGGTACCATCACTGGCTTGCCCGAGGTCAACAACGCACAAACAACTCGCACTGGTCCTGTTCGTCTCGCAAGTGCTCAGGCATTGCGAAACACAACAACTCCAACCGGAACTGACACTCAAATCAATGCAGCAATTGATGCCGATCCTGCTCCTCAAGTTGTGACGGTACAAGGGCTAAACTATTGGAGATCCCAACAGGCTCCTGACAACCCCATCTTCGGAATGCTTTTCTCATGACGAATCCTAACCTCAGGTACGCCAATTCCATTGTTGGTAACACCGTTTATTACGCACCCACTACAAACCTTGGCACTGCACTAACAAATGCAGCTGCAAGCAACAAGGTTTTTAAGGTGAATTCGATCTTTTGCTCGAATATCACTGCTGCTACTCCTGCGGACATTTCTGTTGCAATTCAACGCTCTGGTGTTGATTACTACATTGCAAGGAATATTACTGTTCCTGGTTCGTCTACTTTGATGATTGGAACAAAAGAGACCTACGTTTATCTGCTTGAGGGTGATTTGATTCGCGCCCTTGCTTCCGCTAGTAGCAATTTGACTCTGACTATTTCCTATGAGGAGATTGCGTAATGGCTGGATTCAACGGTGGTTTTATTAATGGGGACTTTTCCCCTACAAAGAGTCAGAAACAGCCTGGAATCTGGAGCCTCCAAGAGGTCTATAAGGGAAGGGCTACGCAGAAGTGGCCCAGTACCACCGTTGTTTCAATTGCAACTGGCGGCCAAGATGTTTACAACATACAAGTTGGTGCGCAGCTTTATGCCGTGCATCAATTTACAACGGTTGGAACATCATCATTCGTTTTGCCAAGTGCAAAAACAGTTGAGTATTTGATTGTTGGCGGCGGCGGTTCTGGCGGCATTAATGCCAGCGGTGGTGGCGGTGGTGGTGGCGCAGGCGGTCTTCTGACTGGAACTCTGACATCGCTCGCCTCTGGAAGTTATACGGTTGTTGTTGGGGCGGGTGCTCTGCCTGGAACGCAGGATGGGCTAAACGGAGGGAATAGTTCATTCAGTTCCCTGGTAGCCCTAGGGGGCGGCGGCGGTTCTGGAAATGGCGTGAGTGCTGGAGTTGGCTTAAATGGCGGCTCTGGCGGTGGTGGCTGTTACCCTCCATCTACCGGTATAAAATTGGGCGGCCAAGGAACGGCTGGTCAGGGAAATAATGGCGGAAGCGCTCCGGCTCTTTCTTCTGGCAGCTCATACGGATCTGGTGGCGGTGGTGGCGCTGGAGGCATTGGCGCAAATGCAACTATCAGCGCTCCCGGAAATGGCGGCAATGGTGTTTTGGTATCAATTAATGGGATCGGCTTGTATTATGCGGGCGGTGGTGGTGGTGGCGCCTTGAGCAACAACAATGTTGGTTCTTCGACAGGGCTTGGTGGCTTAGGGGGAGGAGGACAGGGTGGTATTGCAGTTGGAAATTACGCTCTTCCGGCTGGTCGCACGCCAATGAATGGAGCGCCAAATACAGGCAGTGGCGGCGGAGGCGCAACCTTGAGCCAACCCGGCACCCTCATTTCGGGTGCTGGCGGCTCCGGGATTGTAATCATTAGGTACGCAGTGCCTTAACTTTTTCTTGATTGCCATGTCAGTTCTTTACTCTTTCAACGGCGCAGCACCTGCCCCACTTCCTTTTCGCATTACGCTTGCGAATGGATTTACACGCACTGATCCCAGCACCTTTACCGAGGATGAGATTGCAGAAGCCGGTTACGTTCTGATCGAGCAGCCTGAGTATGATCCTGCGACTCAAGCGTTGAATTGGAATGGCACGTCGTTTGACGTTGTAGAGATTCCTCCTGCGCCGCCGACTCCACACTGGGTTGAGTTCTCTGCTGCAGCAATGAGCGATGCGGCAATCAATGAGATGCTCGGTGGCTTGATCAGTGCTGCACCCGGTCTCTACGGCGGGATGATTGTCGGGTTGAAGGATGCAAGTGTTGGCGACAGCAGGATTTTTGTGAATAGCTGGAAAGCTGCTTTTGCAGCTAATCTTATTTCTGACGCAGTAATTGAAAGTGTCGGAGAGCTTGCTAATCAGTTCAACCTCCCGCAGGCATTTATTGATGAGCTGTTCCCGTCGCTTGATGACGCTGCTCAGGAGGAAGGCTGATGGCTGTTAAAAGTAAGGTCGGCACCGCTCGCGTTGAGCACAAAGCTGGTCCCCCGAAAACAACTTCACAGGGATTCGGTCAGCACAGTCGCCCTCGTCGCAGAGGCAAAAAACCCTTGCGTGGTCAAGGCCGGTAGACTTGCCTTATGGCAGTCACACCTGGGACATACAACTTCTCCTTGCAAAGGCGAGCGGATCATCCCGTTCGCCTGCAATTTAAGGACGGCTCTAACGTCGCAATCAATTTAACTGGCTGGACAGTTATCGCTCAAGTTTGGGATCGTGGGCGAACAACAAAATATGCTGACTTTGGAGTAACTTACACTGATCGCCCGAATGGCACTGTTGATCTTCTGCTGACGAATACGCAAACGGCAACCTTGCCAGATGAAGTTTACTACGATGTTTTGCTTGTAAATGCTGGCGGGCTTCGTGAATACTATCTTGAGGGGATTATCTACGTCTCTCAAGGGTATTCGGCATGACTTCCGTAAATATCACATCTGTTGAAAATACTGTCGTAGTAACAGAAAATAGCAAGACGACAGTTGTTACTGTACCGCAGTCAACTGTTATTTCGACTGTTGTTCAAGGGCCTCAGGGGCCTCCTGGAATACAAGGGCCACCGGGACCGTCTGGCGTATCTTCACTCGCCGGAATGTCGGATGTAGATGCGAGCGCTAAGGTAGATAGGAGCCTGCTCTATTACGACGTGGCCTCTGACAGTTTTCGTCTTGACGCCACAATCACAAAAACAACACTTACCGATGGAGGTAATTTTTAGTGGCCAACACGATTCGTATTAGGCGGCGGGTTTCTGGCGCTACTGGCGCACCGTCTTCCCTTGAGAATGCAGAACTTGCATTTAACGAAATCAACGATGTCCTTTGGTATGGAAAAGGTACCGGGGGCGCTGGTGGTACAGCAACTTCAATTATTGCAATTGGCGGCGATGGCGCATATCTGAATCTAACTGGTACTCAAACAGTCAGTGGTGCCAAGACTTTTACGGGTGGATTTGATATTTCCGGCGCAACAGTAAGTGGTTTTACTACAACTGGCGCCGTTACGATTGGTGGTGATTTAACAGTTAATGGTACAACTACAACTATTAACTCAACGACCGTATCAACAGACGATAAAAATATTGAGCTTGGTTCTACCGCAACTCCAACAGATGCGGGCGCTGATTCGGGCGGGATCATTCTCAAAGGTACAACTGATAAGTCAATTCTTTGGTATGACTCAACAGATAGCTGGACGTTCAATCAAAACGTAGAGCTAACTGCTGGGCTTTCATATCGCATTGATGGCGCTGGCGTTCTTTCAAAAACAGCGCTTGGGTCTACTGTTGTTAGTTCTTCGCTAACTTCGGTTGGAACTCTGACAAGCGGCGCCCTTGGAACTGGATTTACGACAGTTTCTACTGCGCTTGGTGGAACTGGTTATGCAAATGGCTACGCAAACGGCGAATTGCTGATTGGTAATTCCAGCGGGTCTTTGACTAAAGCCACCCTGACTGCTGGAACTGGCATCAGCATTACCAACGCCAGTGGTTCTATCACCATCAACGCCCAGGAGACTCTGAGTGCTGGCGATGGAATTGACTTCACTGCAGGCGTGGTCAGCGTTGACCTGAAAGCAAATGGCGGCTTGGTGATCGAAAGCACCGAGCTTGCTCTTGATCTCAGCGCATCTGCGATCACAGGCACTCTTGCTATCGCCGATGGTGGCACTGGGGCAACTGATGCTGGGTCGGCTCGCACCAGTCTTGGCTTGGCGATTGGGACGAATGTTCAGGCTTGGGACGCCGATCTTGACACGCTCTCTGGGATGCAAACCGGCGCTGCTACTGCGCTGTCCCTGCTGACTTCAAGTGAAGTCGCCATTATTGATGGCTCCACATCTGCTACTGCTACCACGCTGGCTCTTGCAGATCGAATGGTGGTTAACGACAACGGAACGATGGTTCAAGTTGCTTTTAGCGATTTGGTCACTTTCCTTGAAAATGGTGCAGTAAGTGGTTTTGATATTGATGGAGGAACATACTGATGCCTCGTAATAATAAGATTGTTATTCGGCAGGGTACAACCACTCCGAATCCAGCCGACTTTGATGTTGCTGAGCCCGGCTGGGATAAAACAGCCGGAAAGCTTTATGTGAAAAATGCTGCTGGGGCAATGGTTGAGGTCGGGGCTAGCGCAGCTGGCGTCGATCCAGTTGTTTCTGGGATGATCTTCTGATGGCCGCCCCAAATCTCAAGTCACCGACGACAATCCTGGGGCGCACAGCTCGTTACGCCGTCACTACTAGCTTGGCCGCTGCTCTGAGTAACGGCGCCTCCAGTGGCAAGGTGCTCAAGATCAACAGCATCTTTTGCGCCAACGTGGATGGCGTGAACGCCGCTGATATCAGCGTGAGCATTTACGACGGCACGACGGATCGCCACATCGCCAAAACCATCACGGTGCCTGCTGACGCCACGCAGGTGCTCAGCACCAAGGAGACCTACTTCTATCTGGAGGAAGGCGACAGTATCCGTGCCTTGGCAAGTGCAGCTAGCGACCTAGAGCTGGTGATCGGTTACGAGGAGATCTCCTGATGAGGCTCGGACTGATCGGCGGCACAGATAACAAGCGCACCAGCGGGGTGTATCAGCCCGAGGACGCAGTAGCGCTACAAGACGCCAAAAAATACATCAGCCGCTTTAGCTATGACGGTGTTTTCAATGCCCTGAGTAGTTCTGGTATTGAAGAGGGTTTTGATGTTAGCCGCGATGGTCGCTACGTTTACGTTGCTGTGCGCGGCACGCGACTGACTGCAACCATTTTTCAGTACGAATGCACAACGCCCTGGGATCTCTCAACCATTGTTTACTCCAGTAAGAGTTTGGTAGTCGGTGACTACGACCTTAACTGTAACGGAATTGCAATTAGCGATGACGGCACTCGTTTGTTTTTTACGGGCTACGCTGTAGACACTGTGTGGTCCTGCACGCTTTCCACGCCTTACGATCTAGCTACAGCTACGGTTGACGTTAAAAAGTTTTATGTAGGCACGCAAGATGCCACACCACGCACACCGTTCTTTGGTGACAGTGGCACCAAAATGTACATCATGGGTGGCACGAATGATACCGTATATCAGTACACACTAAGCACGGCTTGGGACGTAAGCACCGCTTCTTATGCTAATAAAAGTTTAAGCGTAACTACGCTAGACGCAACTCCGTTTGCTTTATTTTTTCGAGATAACGGAACAAAGCTGTATGTAATTGGTGGTACAAACGTCGTCATCCTTTCGTATACATTGTCTACCGCATGGGATATTTCAACTGCAACTGCTGATTATGTAGCCAAGTCGTTCCTTGTGTCAGGGCAAACGACCACTATCAGTGGCGTTGCTTTTGATGATAGCGGCACCAAAATGTATGTCATGAGTCCTGGAGCAACCACCGATATTGTCTTTCAATATACATTAAGCACAGCTTGGGATGTCACAACAGCTAGCTATGCAAATAAAAGTGTAAGTGTCAACGCTCAAGCAACTGAGAGTACAGATTTATTTTTTAAGGATGATGGCACCAAGATGTATATCTTAAACAATATCACCGATTCGATCTTTCAATACAGCCTGTCAACGGCATGGGATGTCTCAACTGCAACTTATGATACCGTTTCATTTAGCGTAGCAGGTCAAGAAACTGTTCCCACTGGTTTATTCTTTGGTGATAGTGGCACCAAGATGTACGTCATTGGCACTGTTGGCGATGACGTTAATCAGTATGCACTTTCTACAGCATGGGATATTTCAACTGCATCATTCGTGAGAGCATCTGCTGGCACTGGCGACACAGCTCCAAGTGCAGTTTTCTTTTCATCTTCCGGCGACAAAATGTTTGTGGTTGGGACAGGTTCAGATACTGTAAGAGTTTTTAGTTTAAGTACAGCATGGGATGTGTCTACAATTTCATTCCTTGGATATTATTTTGCAGGCGATGCAACACCTCAAGGGATGACCTTTAAGAATGATGGCACGGAGATGTACATTGTTGGAGACACCGCAGATCGTATTATCCAGTATTCTCTTACGACTGCTTGGGAACCACGTTCGGTTACGGGTCGATACTTGGTCCATGAACAAGAAACCGTTCCTAGCGCTTTATTCTTTAAGCCAGACGGCACCAAGATGTATGTTACTGGTGCTACTGGCGATGATGTAAACGAATACGATCTGAGCACCGCTTGGAATATCAGCACTGCATCTTTTGTGCGTGTATCTGCAACGATTGGCGAAGCAACTCCTACAGGATTATGGTTCAAAGATGACGGTACAAAGATGTACGTTACCGGCCCAACGAATGACACAGTTAGGGAGTTTTCACTATCTACAGCCTGGAACGTATCAACAATTTCATTTGTACAAGCATTATCTGTTGGATTTGAAACTTCTCCTCTAGGAGTGACCTTCAAAAATGACGGCACAGAAATTTATCTTGTTGGATCTACAAACGATGTTGTATATGAAATCCAGCTTGGCACAGCTTGGGACATCAGCACAGCTAAGGGATTTATTTATGTAGGCGGCACGGAATCAGCCCCGCGTGGTATTCACGTTAATAATGATGGTACGTTGTTGTTTCTTGCGGGCGACGCGGACAACATTCGCAAATACACATTAAGCACTGCTTATGAACTGGGCACGGCCACACTTTCGCAGAGCCTTGCTTTGACTGGATCATTTGGCGTTCATGTTATGGCTGATGGCTTGCGAATCTACGCCACTGTTGACAACAGTGCCGCGAATGGCGGGCGTCAAGTCAGGCAAATTGCAATGACCTCTCCAAGCGACCTCTCCACTGCAACGCTGAGCACTGTTGAGCTAATCCCTCTGTATGGCTTAACAGGAGCAGTAAGTACACCTTGGGGCGTTCGCGTGTCTCCTGACGGCACCCGCATGTTTGTTCTATCTGATGCCGCCAATCAAGGTCTACATCAATTCTCGCTGAGGTTTGCATAACTGCAATTATCTCTTAAGCCTTTTGGTCGCTATGCTTCTTGGGTAGCCATTGCTGCCATGATCGAAGTCCTTGCCGCAGTGGCTGGCGCGTCTATCTCCGTTGCAGCGATGGGGGCAATGGGCTTCTCACGTAGAAGCGATGAAGCACGAGATGCAGTTATTCGTCTTACAAGTGCAGTAGAGCATATTGCAACTCAACTTGAAGTCCTTCATCAAGATATTAAAGAAGACAGAAAAGAAACTTTTCAAAGGCTTAACACAGTTGAGCAAAGAGTCTCTAAGCTGGAAGCAAGGCCACCTTCCTGCTAATCATGGACCCCACCACCGCAGCCGTTATCGCAATTATCATTGCAGCTGGCTCTGAAATTATCGCGCTGCTTCCTGTTAAAGAAAATTCTTGGGTGCAGTTGATCGTAAAAGCGCTCAAGATTCTTTTCCCAAAGCGCTGAACGCCGAAACCGTCTGGCTGGCGCGATTCGGCGACAAGACATGGCGTGATCACCTGCGCAAGGCAGCACAGGATCACAAGTTTTACGCCACTCTCAAGCCTCGCTTAGATCGCGCTGAAGCCGACTGGTTGGCAGCTCAACCACAACAAGAGAAGCCAGTCGTCTTGCATGAAGCGCCCGACGACACTCTGCAGACGGGCGAAAGTCGCAAATTGGGCGGCGCAATGCAAATCAAAGCACCCTGGAGCGACAAATGAGTGCAATTCAACTGCGCAGTGCTGCAAAGCATTTCAAGGAACTACCGCATCAACTTGCAGCTTGGGATTGGCTGCAGGGGAAGCTTTCTGATGAAGTGCTGAAGGAGTTTGCGGAGTTGTATCGGGCTGATCCACTGCAGAAACAACCACTTGCGCCTGCATGGCTTGCACCTGCACTCAGACTTATCAGGAAATGGGAGGGCTGCAGACTGGAGGCGTATAAGTGCCCAGCTGGTGTTCCGACAATTGGATATGGCGCAACTCGATTCATTGATCGCGCCGTGCGAATGGGGGACAAGATTACACAAGACATGGCAGAAGAGCTGCTTCAAAATGAAGTAGAGAATCTCTTTGCGCCGGGTGTTTTTGCTTTGCTGCCAATGGCAAAAACTTGGCGCCCTGAGCAAACTGCTGCAATTATTTCCTTCGCCTACAATGTTGGACTTGGGGCATTAGAAGAAAGCACTCTGCGCAAAAGACTGTTCAACAAAGAAGATCCCGTAAAAGTTGTTATTGAAGAGCTGCCACGTTGGAATAAGGCGGATGGCAAAATCTTACAGGGACTTGTTAATCGCAGGAAAGACGAAATTGATCTTTTTGTTGGCGCACGTCCGATTCCTGCCAATGCCCCCAAGCCACATCTGCTGCTGACTCGCACGGGAAAGCTGGATGCACGTGGGCTTGAGCAACTCAAGCTTGAGTACATCAAGGGCGGCGAATCAATCGGGTCGCTACTGGTGGTTTCCGGGGCTCCTGGGGCGCAGCAATTCAGAGTTGGGGCACGCAGTCGAGCTGGCAGCCTTGAACCGCTTCCAGAGGGCCGCTGGGGCATTGAAGATATTGAGTGGGCGAGTGGGAAGGACAACTACTCGGGGAGCTGGGGGCCTGGCCTTGGGCCTGTGAGTACACCACTGAGGTATTTGGGGCCTGGGGGGACTGAACGCAGTGCTATCGAGATTCACATTGATAGCAATGCAAGAACTTCACCTGGCACCGCAGGTTGCATTGGAATTGCAAATGAAGCGGACTATCGAAAGCTTGTCAGCTGGCTGAGAGATTCAGATCCGCATGATTTATTTGTTGATTACAAACTTGGTACTTGCCCGCAGCCAAAGTAATTAAAGATCGAATCTATTTTTGATGCGCAGCAAGAGTGCGCAGCGTTGTAGACCAGTCTTTTCCATTAGTTGCAATCTTCCGCGTGTCATCTTTGTAATCTCGCAGATCTCTTTCCAGGGCGTCGGCGGATCTTTCATGCGTTCAAAGATCACATACTGCGTGGTTTCGTCTAGATAACTTTCTATCGCTGCATACGCATCCTCAATTGCAATTCTTTGCTCTGCATCTTCTATCGTGTTGGAGTGCTTGGAGTCTGAGATTAGTTCTATCAGCGGACTACTCCCATCAGATTCGTTCGCCTGTTTGTCCAGGCTCGTTGAGGCTCTTGGCGCATCAAGTATTGCTTTGATCTCTGGTATGGCAATTTCCAGCTCGATAGATATTTCTTCAAGTGTTGGCTCGCGCCCAAGCTCTTTTGTCAGTCGCTCTGTTGTTTTTGTGATCTTGATGACTGATTCGTGAATTCCAATTGGTAGGCGAATTGTTGCATCGCTGAATTGCATTGATCTTTGTATCGCCTGCCTGATCCACCAGTATGCGTATGTGCTCATCGCATACCCGCGTGTTGGGTCAAACTTTTCTACAGCTCTTGCAAGTCCAACATTTCCTTCCTGCACTAAATCCATCAAGTCAAGACTGTTGCATCTTGGGACATACTTGCGTGCAACATTTACAACTAAACGAAGATTGCATTTGATGAATTTATCTCTTGCTCGCCTGCCAATTCTTGCTATGCGCTTCTCTTCTTCTGTGTATTGATTTTCATCTTTGTCTTTTATGTTCATCCAAGCCTGCACCTGCGTACCAAGAATTACCTCTTGAGTTTTCGTCAGGAGGGGGTATCGCCCTATCTCATTGAGGTAAGCCTGTGTCGCGTCGCGGGCCATTGTCGGTGGTTGTGCCTCGTGAAACCTGTAAGTAGTGGAGCTTCCATCGAGCCTGCCACTCTTGCGCATGATCCCACACCATCCCGATTCCGTAAACGCGCCACTTCCACTCATTTTCTTTACATGGCGCCTCAAGGTAAGGCTCGGTAATCTCAGTCATAATCATTTCTTGAACGTCAATGTCATCTCCAAGCTATCGCGCCGAAGATCAATTCCAGGAGCGGCTTAACGCAGAGCGCCTTAAGGAATTATTCAGGAGCAGAGACTACCAAGGACTTCTTGATTTAGCTTTATTGCTTAATCATCAGTCATCTTTTAATAACAGCAGGGCTCACTGGGCAATTATGGAAGCGTGCAAAAATATGAGCGAGGAGTTCTCTATTGATAAGTACAAGAATATACTTGAAGACTTAGCTTGACTGCGCCCAAATACTAGGCATTACAGTTGCATTAAAGTTATAGTGCCCCTTTTGCTTGTAGCTAACAAGTGGGGTGTCGAGCATCTTTTGAAATACAATCTGCCCGATAAGCATTCCCGGATACAAGGGAATCGGATGTACCTGCCTGATGTTGTGCAACTCAAGCGTTAGACGGCTTCCGTGAAAGCCAGGATCAATGAAGGCGCTGAGAGCATGAGAGTAGCCCTCTCTCCCTCTGCTGGACTTCAACGCAAACTGCCCAGCAACGTCCTCCGGCATGTTCAATAGCTCCTCTGTGCATCCAAGACAAAACTGCCCTGGACGCAGCAACCATGGATTCTCTTTGGTGAATCCAGATATAGGCGTCCGAATGAACTCTTGAGTTGCGACTGATTCAATCATGAGCTGATCGCTCAATCGCACGTCGTAGCTAGCAGGATTGAGCTGCTCTGGCTCATAAGGCAAGATCATTGCCTCTTCTTTGCATAGCCGCTCGATCTCAGCGTCATGTAAAATCATTGATCTTTCTCTTTTCGCAATGCCTCTACTTGCATGATTGCGTACTGAGCAAAAGCGACGTGTGAGGCTGCGCTTTGCTTATTCGCGGGCGCAAATGGGAAAGAATCTTTCCAGTACTGCTGAAAGAGTTCTTCCAGGTTGATTGAATCAGGCATCTGCTTGCTCCTTGTTCATGTACTTAGCCGCGAGTCCCGTATAAAGAGAGTACATGGGGTGATTTTTATCGTTCCGCCCGTCGTTTTCGTACCAGGCTTCTAAGCGATCTTGTCGCTTTTGCTCTTCAATCGGATTAACCATGATCAGCGAGTTGAGTGTTTTTCGATCCAGCGAGCAGCCTGGGCGCACCGCCATCCATAACAGGCGGCAGCACGCACTAGGGCTCTGAGGTTAGCCGTCAGAGAAGCCTCCGACTGCCAGACCCGATCAATGATGGCATCGGCTTCAGCGTCCGTCATCCGCCGTGAGCAGAACGGCTTGACCGTAGTAGGGAGCGAAGCGACTGTTGATCAATTGATGTCGAGCATCCACCTCTGACAGGGCGTTGAAACACTCAATTATGTTGAGTAGTGGAAAGTGGAAGAAGAACTTCCGTGTTTTTGGTGTTGGTTGAATAGACAACGATCTCACGAGAAATTAATGCGATGGTAAATGCTGTAATCAAAAAACAAAGAAGATCAGCTGGCGATCTGTTCATTTTGAACCAAATCGAGTAGATTGGGCGGCTGATAATTTGGCCCTTTTAGAACCTTGCCCGACTCATTGCGAATCGGACGGCCTTCATTGTCAAGCTTGCTCATATTGCTGTCAAACACTCGTTGCATTGTTTCATCAAGATCCCAGCCCATGTTTTCAGCCGCCTGATAGCAGACAAAAACAAGGTCAGCAAGTTCTTTCAGTAAATCCACATGCGTGTCAAGGTCGTCCTGTATTAATTGATTGAACGCCTCAAATACTTCTGTGAACTCCTCTGCAATTAAGTTGAGCTGCAGATTGTATTGAGCGCTGCCCTTTTTGTTGTCGCTTTTGACTTCAAAAGCCTCTCTCCACTGTTGCGCCTGTTTCTGTAGCGATGTCATTTTTCAATGCCAAGAGTAGGAATAGGAAGGCCGCCTTCGGTGGGGACATAAATGGTGCGATTGCCTTTTTCGCTTCCCTCCTGCAGACCAGTGATGTAAAGATATTGAAGGTAACGTGGATTGTCTTTGAGGGAGTCGCCAATGATTTTGTTAGCCTCTGCGACACCTTTGGCGCGTTCAACCTCCGCCTCTGCCTCAAGAGAGGCTGAATCTTTCTTCGCCTTTGCTTCCAGAACTCGCACCTGTCTGGTGCTTTCGGCTTCCATCAACGCTGCCTTGCCTGCCAGTGTGCGGTTATAAACACCGATTTGCGGCAAGGCCCAAATTCCTAGGCCAATGATTGCAATACCAATGATTGCAATTCCGCCAGCGAGAATGACGCCAGCTGTGTCTTCTTGGTTAGACATGCGAGTGAAGTTAAAAGAAAAGCCCCGCCGAGGCGAGGCCGTTGCGTGTTGAAGGAAGGATCAGATGTCGAGATCTTCGTCAGCGCCTTCGTCAGCAGAATCGCTGTCGCCGCAGGGAGTCAGAACAATCTTGCCCTCTTCTGCAGTCACGGTCACTTTGCTGCCAGGAGCAAAGCCAGCGATGGTTGCATGACGAGCGCCAACAACACAGTTGCCGGTCTTGCCGACAGTGATGATCGGGGCGCGACCACGACGAGCAGTGAAGGCACGCTTTGTAGGAACAAAAGCGATGCCGGTGCTGGCTTCGGTAACGGCCTTGAAGAACTCGTTCTTGTGCAGGCGGGTGCTGGTTTCGCCGGTCTCGGAGTCGGTCTCCTTGGTGTAGTAGCCAGCGCCAAAAGCCAGATCCTCAGGGGGCAGGCTCTGATTGGCTTGCACGAAATCAAGCAGCTCTTGGCCGACTTTGCGTTCGCCGCTTACTTTCACTTTGTTTGACTTGGTGGCTTCGCTGGTTTCAGTTTCCAGGACAGCAGCTTCGGTAGGCATTTGGGTGGCGTCTAGTTCGGTGTGGTCTAGGACAGCTTGCGCGTCCTGTTTTTTGCGTGCCATGAAGGCGTGGTGATGACTTGTGCAAGTTAGCACACGAAGCGCAATCTTGCAACAAGTCGTCGTCAGGGTTTAAGAGCAAGCATCATTGCTGACGCTGCTGTTTGATCCAGACGACAGATCTTGATGTGTGCGCCGGGGCCGTCCTGTGGGTCACAAAAAACCTTCATGGACGTGGCGGCGACAATCAAAGCGTCGTCATCGTAACATATTTTTGTCAATGCGTCACCACAGGCTCTCAACAGCTTGTCTGCATCGCCCTTCACGGAATGAAAGACTGGGGCGTTTTGTTTCAATTCGCCCTTACTATTAAAATGAATTTTGGGGCGGGGCATACAAAATAATGCTGACAGTAGATAGATGCCATCTGTCTGCCAGTCTCTTGGGCGCATCAGCGTTGCCATTCGCCCGATAGAGGCCCTCCAGGCATAGAGTCCTTTCGACTGCTCCACCATTGCAACTGCGACTTTCTGACGCCCTTCCCGGTCCGTGTAGGCACGCCCAAAAGCGCTTTTGGAGCCCTGCGTTTCAGGTTTGCCTGCGACAAAGAAGGAATAGGACTGAATGGAGCACTGTTCAAGTGTCGTCACCAAATTCGCCGTCACTTACAGGTGGCTCCTGTTTGTAGATTTCAATTAGCTTAGCGATTAAAACACGACGCTTCTTTCTGTCAAGGCGTTTGCTGAGCGCTTTCGCTAGATCCTCTACTTGCAAAATAGTTGGATGCTTGTAGAGGGAAAGTGGCTTGAGTCGTTCTTTCTTTTCCCAAAAGCCAAGGTCTTGTGCGCAATCTGTAATATCCTTGTACTTTCTTTCTGCGCCTATTTCCTGTAAATACCCTGGGTACTGATTGTAAATCCTAGTGAGCAGGTTTATTCTTCTCCATTTCTCCTGCTTGTTTGCCTTGTATTTTGCATTGATGTAAGCGTCAATTCTTCTATATTCAAGATACTCGTGCGGAAGATCGTATTTATCGTGCTGTTCGCCCAGCCACTTAACAAATCTTTTTGCACACTGCGCCTGAGTCTTGTCTTTGACTGCCGCTTTTGCGCAATTCGCCAAGAAAGTTGGCATCGTTTCTCGTTTTATGCCCAGGCCATAATTTGAATTAAAGATGAAATCCTTCATCCCAGACAGCTTTATCTCTTTACCCGTGAAAGTCTTGTAGCCAAGATAAAATTCATTCTTGATTATTTTGCACATTGTAACGAAGAAAGCTTCTGAGCTTTCGTTGTTGACGATGGCGCCTAGGTGCAATCGAGCGTCAGCTACAAGTCGCGCCCCATAAAATTCGTCACTTCTGTCTTTTAGCATTTAGCGCACTCGTCAACCTTTTTACGCATGTCAGCGATGGTTCCATCGTTAATGATGACATGATCAAAGTGCTCCCACTTATCAAGTCCGCCTTCTGATTCGTGCTTTGTTGAATTTGTTGCTGACGGGCGAATAATCATCCACATCTCGCCGCCCATTCCTTTGATTGTTTCGGCTTCGTTAACAAATCGAACATCGTCAATCACGATACTGCAATCTTTGTCTCTCAAGCAAGACGCAATTCGATACATCATGCACTCAGTCCACAGCTCATTCGATATGCACTTGCGCCCCCACTCCGTTCCAAGTGTTTGAAGAATATAACGTGCTGTTGTTTTGATCTCTGCGATTTCTTTTTCCTTGTCAGCCCACACAAACCGAAGCGCTTGGTCTTTTGTGTAGCCGAAAGACATGATGAACTCAGCTGCCATTCGCTTGATTGGCTCGGCAAAGCTCATTGAGCGATAGCCGTACTGAGTTAGGACATTCGCTGTAAATGTTTTTCCTGATTGAGGGGCGGGACTGTAAAGTCCGATCAGGCGTGCCATAACAAAAACACTGACGACTGCATGATACAAGAAAGCCCCCTTTCGGGAGCTTTCAAGTCTTGGACTTACTGACATTTTACCTTGACAAGGCCCAGAAGCCATGACTGGCTGGTACCGCCTTGCTCTTAGACAAGACCCAACTCTTACAGCGCATTACCGTTGTTCTACCACTTGGCCCGAGCAGTAGCAGTGTCAACGCAAGGGAGGTAAAAGGCTGGGAAAAAACCATCAAACCCAGCCATCATGCCAAGTGAATCAGAACGCAACCTCCTCATCAATAGGTTTGCGGCGATCAGGATCTCCACCGTTCAGCTCTGGCAGGCTGAAATCACTGGCATCCATGTAAATAGAGGAATACTCTGTGCCATCATTTTTCTTTTTGCCACTCATTTGCCTTACGGACCCGATAATTGATACCTGGCGCCCATCTGCCATATATTTGCAAACAGTCTCAATTCGCTTTCCGTAGAAAACGGCGTTGATGTAATGGGTTTGTTTGCCGTTGCTGGTTTTAGCACGGATGGTGATAGTGGCACGTTTGCCGTACTCGGTGTCTTCGACTTTTGGTTCGCCTGTGATGTAGCCGCTGGCAGTGATCGAAAGCATGTTCAGATTGCGAAGTTAATCGCCTTAGGGAGTGAGGTGTTCTCAAGAGAGCAGTAAGCGTTAAGACGTTCGATGAACTCTTGCGCCTTTGCTTTCAGCTCTTGCTTGTCTAGAACGTGAATGTGTGGTTCACGCCAGTCATAGCAAACACAGATTACACCTTGAGTTATCTGATTGTCAAGCTCACCTTTCTTTACAGCAAGATTGTGAGCAAGTGCATATGCAGCAATCTGAACCTCAGCTTCTTTGTAATGCGACATGGATTTGGGTTTTTTCTTGACGCCCTCTTCTTTGTACGAGCGCACCGTTTTCCAGTCCCAAATTGTGTACTTTCCGTCCCAGTTCAAGCGAAGGTCAGCAGTACCTGCATAACCAAGATCACAGAACAGCTCTTCTTCCATGAGGAATGATGGAGCGCTGACTTCGTTCTTGAAGTTTTGAGACTTAATCAGTTCCAAAACAGGCGATAAGTATGAGATGTACTCATGGATGTTGTATTCCATGATCTCATCCATAGTGGCGTGATCCAATTTATGTTTATCTGCATCGCCGGTAAAAAATAATTCGGCTTCGGCGTGAATGATTGTCCCCCGACGCTGGGCTCTCTCCATGATCTCTTGCCAGTTTGGCTCCATTTGCCGCCAAATATCCAAGCCCTTCATTTTGTTGGGATTGAATAATTCAGACGTGCGCCCCAGGACAGTGCTCACTGAAGCATATTGCTTGTCATCTTTTATGTAAAAGCCAGATCCAGGATGCGCCATTAGCTGAATTAGAGAAGTGACGTGCTTGACAGAAGGTAGTCAGCCGCCTGCCAATACCCATTATCCCTCAAGTCGCCAATAATTGCAAGTAATGCACGTTTCGCTTCAGGCGCCCATTCCTCTGGCACAGGTTCTTTCATGTTGGGAGAAATAGCGCAGCAAAGCTTTGTGTCTAGTTCTGTCATGAAGGATTAGCAACGGCGACTATTGGGCTTGAGACTTAAACGCTTTGGCGCAGTCTTTTTCCGTGATGCCAAGTGCATCGAAAAACTCGCGCAGTTTGAAACTGTGGCTTTCAAGACCGACAAACGAGTCGTACCACCCGCCAAAGTCAAGACGCTGAGCTGAAGGCGTCCAGGTGATGTCGATACCGCTGTGCGCGTACTCGTCCGTGAGATCAATTCTTTTGGGCATAGAAGTAAAAGCGACCACAAGGATGCTGAAACATCAGAAGCGCGATTCACGTTGCCGCCTCTTGTGAACACGACGCTCTTCTAGCTCATTAAGAACCTGCAGCCACACAAAAACTGCGAAGCCAGTAAGAGCAATGACAAGAGCACCGCAGGCCGCGCAAAATAAAAAGGCAAAATAAAATGACATGGCTATCAGGAGTTTTCTTGATCGGGAAGTTGTTCAAGAGCGCGGCGGATGGTGTCTGCACCAAGTTGAGTAGAGCTGTTATTGAGAATGTGAGCTAACGCCTCTAGCGCCTGCCTCTTCAAGCTTGGCGGCTTGGGGCGGCGAGCAGTCCAGATGTCTTCGGCTAAACGAACACGGTCGCTGGTTTCGTCGATGTAGAAAAGTCCTGCTCCATCAATAATTTCCATTCGACACGCTTCGAGTTCTTCGTTTGCGCCCCATTGGGCGGCTCGGCGGGCTAGGGCGTACTTAGTGGGGTGATCTTGCATCCATCGCTCTATTAGGTGCGGTGGTGGGGTGACGGGGTGTTGTTGTGTCATGGGTGATTAGTGATTATGAGAAGTGAACACGAAGACAGCCAGGTAAGCGACGCATAATAAAGTTGTGATCATGCTTGACAAGCCCGTCTGGAAGTTCAACCTCAAGAGTGAATACCGTGTAGCCACACTCAGGGCATTTGCGTTTTCGCAGGATTGACTCAGATGTATCACGGCATGTTCTGTCAACGTTGATTCGCTCGTGATCGCAGTTAGCGCATCTCATCAGGGCTTCAGCAAACCAGCAGTTGCAAGCCTATCTCTTACTATTTGATATGGCGTTTCGTCGCGGAAGTAAAGACTGAATAAATAGCGTGGGCCATCAAGATTAACAACGCAGTGTTGCTCTTGATTATTGAACAAGTAAAGCGTTTCTGGTTTATACTTCAGTTCAACGATGCTCATGTTTTGAAAGTCAAGATCTTGGCCAAATAAAGTATGGCTGTTGTGATCTTGGCTGATCAGCATGTTCAGACAGCACTGTCTAATGCTGTCCCTGTGCCATTTGTAGAAATTCGATGGGCGTATCATCAAAAGCCCAAGCCTTGCGATTGGCTGAACATGATGCACGAGTTTCAGCGCAGCATCTGATTGAATCAGATTTGGGTCAAGTTCAATGGCATGAAAGCCAAAGTGATCAGACCAAACTTGCTTCTCCTTGTCGATTGAGTTGATCTCATCAAGGAGCCAATCAGGCTGATAGCTAAGCTCTCTGAAATAAGGGTCAGCCATGGTTTTTTGATTCAAGCTCACTGGCTAGAACTGCTGCTGATCTTAGCAAAGTTGAAAGTGTAATCGGCTTCATTCTGCGTTCTGTTGCATAGCGCAGCGCCCAGCGAAAACCCATGGAGACATTGCCTCCGCCGAGTTGCCTAGCCTGTTCGATTTCTTCACGACTCATGCGAATGTTTACCGTGAAGTTACGCCCCTTTCCTTTGGGTCGCCGATCCGATTGAAGTGGCAGTTCTGGCATCTAATTGTGAATGGTGGCGATGTAAAAAATTCCAATGGACACTGCACTAAAAATGCAAATTGATAGCGTGACGATATTCTCCATCAAATGATCGTTCGCGTTTGATGATTCGGGTCTGTTTCGTCTAGATGACATTCTGGGCCAAAACCAGTGGTTAGGTGTTCTTCTGTTAGCGATGACTGAGGTTGTGGATCATCAACCTGAGTTTCGTTGACCTCAAAGCTGTTCAACCATTCCCTGAGCTTGTCGCCGGTTGGTGTTTTAGCTGGCCAAGAGCAAAATTTCAATAGCTCTTTGCGTGTGCGAAAGCACATAGATACGTTGGGCTTCCAGGCAACAAACAAAGCGCCATTCCACCTGTCGTACTGCCTTTCAATTCGCAGGCCAGTTACTTGAAAAGTGTCTCGCTTCATGACAAAGAATCAGTTGTTCCAGTGCCGAATAACGCCTGCACATATAAAAACATTCGTGATCATATATGCAAGCAGGATGGAGAAGCGCACCATTGCAACTTGATCTGCGATCCGATTGTGATAGTGCGCTTTCTCACCAAGAGCTTTAGCGATGATTCGCCACCAGTGCTTCAATCGCAATCCTCCAGTTCGTAAACAATGTCGATGATGTCTTGTCGGATGCCGTTAGCGCCTTTAATTCGCATTACAAGCGCCGTAAGAGTAGCTGCTATGCAGTGTTCTTTCCAGTTTTTATGAAGCACTCCGCTATCGCAGATTTCGTCATAGCGCTCACAGAACGCTTTGAGAATTGCATTTGCGGCAGGTGAAAGTTGTTGTGTCATGGCTTTTTGTTGTTGAGCAACTTGTTGAAATTGACCTCTCGTTGCTTATCCCATTTTTTGTCACCCTGCGCTTTACCACGCAGGAATGACTCTTGAGATTGTCCAGGTTTAGGACCACGAGAGGGAAGGCGCGTGACCTTCCATTGAATTGGTTCAGTCATCACCAAAAGCCTCCTCAGCTGCTTTTGCAAGCTCGTCAATAGAATTTGCCGCGCTAACTTGATCCTTCACGGGCTCAGGGATAATTTGCGCCCCCTTGCTGTTCTTGCCAAGATTGAACATCTTGATGTGATCAGGGCCAACAGCTTTCAGCAAAGCAGTTGCTTTGTTTTCTGCAATTTCAGAAACTGTTGTAGCCTCTGTGATCGCCAGCACTGTTTTGATGCCATAGGGCGTGATGCCCAGATCAGTCAGCTTGGCCTCCAGCTTGTCCTGCAGGGAAGGTTCAGAGGCGGCAGGGGCTGGGGCTGGAGTAGGTGCAGGAGCTGCAGCGCGTTTCTGAACAGGGGCGGGAGCGTTGGAATCGCTGCCCAACACGGCATCAAGGGCATCGTGCTCAACGATCTCCATTGCCGTCACCCACAGGTAACGACGCAGATAGGTTTGCACTGCGCCGAGATTCTGAATTTCGTGTGCGCCTTTGAGCGCTGCAGACGACATGGGCGACGAGATCATGATCTTGTTATCTGGCTTCTCGCAGTCGTAAATCGTCAGGACAGCCTGCTCTGTGCCATAGCTAACGACACCACAAATACCAAGCTTCAAAAAGATTTCTTGAACGGTTGGCAGGAAATCGCCAAGTTCAAAGTAGTTGTATCCAGCGAATTTGTTTTTACCGCTTTTCGTGAGCTTTGTGCCCTGCAGTGCGATGCGTGCCTGCATGAGCTTCTGATGAACCGACACGTTTTCTGAGTGGTCGAGTGGACAAAGCATAAGGTAACATCACGTAGCACGACCCGTCAAGCCTTAGTTGCAAAATGCCCACACGAGCGTCAACTTCTCTTAATCGCATTCTGCGTGTGTGCGTCAACCTGCTTTTTGAAAAGGGCGAGAGCGTTCAAGCGGTATCAAATTTGATGCAGGGGTTTGTTGATAGAAGAATGATTCAGGAGTGGTATGAGAAATACTGCGAGATCAATGGAATTGCAACAGAAGAAAACTCTGACAATAGGCATCTAACAAGAAAGATTCCTGTTGCGCCGATTGATTTTGAGAAGGTGACGCTGGATGAATTTGAAAAGCGAAAGGACAGCAACTGGGATGAGTTCTGACGCTTCTAAGCTTTCTCGTTGCGCCCCAGCTTTTTCTTTTTCTTTTTCGCCGCTGTTTTTTCTTTATCCGCCTCCTTGGGTTTGACGTAAGGATTCTCGTGAATGTCGATAAACACCTCTGCAAATCCTGGTGGATCGAGTTCAGGGTGCAGTGTGAAGATTGCTGTCCAATCGGGCGCTGGAGAGATCTTTGTCTTCGGAAGCTCCATTCACGCCGAAGTGCAACACTTCAAAAGCATACATCAATTTGATATTCTCATCCATCACCCGCATCAATCCTTGAATTTTCTCAATCTCTTTTAGATAGTCGATGATGTATCTTTTGTTCGCAGTTATGTATTGATAAAGAAGGGCGAGCAAGGAATTAGCTTTTACCGTGAATCCTTTATTCACCCTGAATAGCTCTAGTGTCATGTCATGAAAAGATTCTTCTTGCTTGATTAGATACAAAAACGCATTCAAGGCGTCGCGCTTTTTGATGAACGTGCGAGTTATGCTTACGCACTTTCTTCTGTAAGCTCTCTTGTCTTCGTATGGCAAAAACCTGTAATCAAAGTCATCTATTAACGCAAAACCAAAAGAGTTATTTGCAAATCCACATTGATGCGAAAATAAAGCGTAAATGTTTGAGCCGACTTTCACCTTGTCGCCGACCTTCAAATGCTGAGGCGGCGCAAAAGATGTGCCATCATAGCAAAATATCATTTCATCATTCCACCTACATTTGTCATCTTTGTTGCGACTGCAAACTGGGCAGGGCTCTCGACGTGATGAATGTTTCATAATTGGCTCATCGAATCAAGCATTGCATAGAACTCGGCGGCGAATGTTGCATTGCACGTTCCCGTCGCACCTTGTCTATTTTTCACAACGGCGTATTCATAACAAAGCGGGTCTTCTTCTTTGTTGTAGTAGTAAGGCCAGTAATTCATAATTACAACGTCAGCATCTTCTTCGATGCGCCCTGATTCACGAAGATCCGAAAGCATTGGGCGTTTGTTGTCGCGCATTTCAACGCCCCTGTTGAGCTGACAGACGGCGAGAATGTCAACTCCTGTCTGCAGCGCAACTGTTTTCAGGCGTCGTGTTGCCTTGCCAACAGCCAGTGCCCTGTTTTCACTTGAGACTTTCTCCGAATCAAGATCGAGCAAAGTAAGATAATCAATTACAACTAAGCCCAGATCTTTATTTTTGCGCTTTTCTGTCTTGATCTTAGATACTACTTGATCTGGTGTAACGTCGTAAGTTTTTGCAAAGATTAAGTTCTTCGCAATCTCATCTAATTGCATTTCTCTGATTCGATCCGCCTGCATCTTGTCATTTGCTTGTCGAATGATGTGTGCATAAGACAAGGGATTACGTGCATTGTTTTCTATGCAATTAAGATAGTCCATGCAACTTATCATTCTATCGCACACTTCTTTTTCTGACATCTCAAGCGTATAGAACAATACTTTGCAATTCTTCATTGCAACATCAAGTGCAAGATTCATTGCCCAGGTTGATTTGCCAGAACCCGGTCGTCCTGCCACAACGATCAGTCTTCCCTTGTCGGCGCTGTCGGGGTGACGGATGCCTCCGCCCAGGCAGCTGTTCAGCCCGCTGAAACGGGTCTGTAAGACCCTGTTGAGCAGCTTTGGCCCCAGGAGTATCTCTCGTGAGGCGAGAAGGGGGTGCAGGGCCTCCTGAGCGAGGTCGTTGCCATCGAGCAGCTCGGCGGCATGAAGAACATTCGCAAGAGCAATTTTTGATTCAGTTTGGCTGCAGCTTTTATTTACAAGATCAAGTGAAGTTGCAAGGTAATCTTTGATGAGGCGGCGTGAACGATGAAATTTCCAAATGGGCAGAATTTGAAAACGCCAGGTATCTAAATCATTTTCAATCGGCAGGCTTGCAATCTTTTGCACATACTCTTCAGCAGTTCTTAGTTCGCAAGAAGCTGCGTTCTTTAGTCGCGTCGAAAACGTAATGTCATTGATCGGCGCATGTGAAAAGTTGGTGAACTCTTCATACAGGCAACTGTATGCGTATCTGTTAAATGCGTCGCTGAATAGATCGTCAGATTTTGGTAGATCCATGAATTCACAGATCCACTCATTATTGCCGACATCAAAAGAAAGATGATTGTAGGCGGCAGCAAGAAAATGTTTTTCTATCGTCGAAGAGTCTTCAGCAGTTTCAAACTTGCTGATGTCGAGCACTGTCATGTTTTCTGAGGGTTGAGGTTGAGTTTGCAGATCCTACACCATGTCCTCTGCAAAAGCAACAGAGATCATCGGGAGCTGCGGAGTTTGCAATTTAGCATTACTTTGATTGCCCTGCCCAAACCGCTGCCAGTTTTCGTAAGTAATGGATGCCCATTTCTTTTCGCCCATTGCAGATCGCTTGATCGCTGTCGATAGCTGATTTTGCACAGCTTTGATCCCGCCGCTTTTGTCAAGTTTGATTTGCAGCAGCTCTTTGATTAATCCGTCGAAAGCTCGCTTTGTTTTTGCGCCCGCCTTGTGTTCGTTGAAAAATTCACAGATCATCGCAGCGACATTTTGCAAGTCGAATGGAATGTGTTTCGTCTCGGCGGTGAAGCGTGCGCTGCCCCGTGCTGCCGTCTCTGGCGTCGCCGGGCGCTGGGCTACTTGGTTTTCTTGAGATTGGTCTTCTGGATTTATTGGTCTTCTTATAGTCACTGGTTTTCCGTCTGACGGCTTACCCGTCTGACGGGTTTTCAGTGAGACGGTTTCTCCGTCTGACGGGTTTTCAGGGAGACGGTCCTCCTTCGGCTCACTTGGGCGATCTTTGAAAATAAGGCCCCAGCCAAGTATTTTGCCCGTTTTGGAGCATTTGCTAATACGATCTTCTAAGTATCCGTATTTGCGAAGTTCGTTCAATGCGTTATTTACTGCGTCTCGCCCCTCTGTTCCGTGTTCAATAATCCAGCTCTTGCTAAACTGAAAACTATTTGCATGGCTCATGCAGCCTGCAAGTATTCCTTTTGCACGCCAACTGATACGATCATCTCTGATCGCATCGTTCAAAATCATTGTGAAGCGAGCTGATTCGTTTTCAGCTTTTGCGTACTGTGAAGGTTCGTCAGTCATCTGCAAAAAGAATGAGCGGTTTAGTCTAGCAGCTCTTGCAAAATAAGCAAGCCTCGTTTCGCCGCTTCTACTTGCTGTCTGTAGATGCGTGCAAAACCGTGCGAATCTTGCTTCGCAGCAAGTTCAAGTTTTAGAGCTGCGAGTGAAACAATAATTTGCGTTATCGCCTCTGATCTTTTAAGTTGCTCCGTCGTCATAATTGGACGCATTTCCTGCAGCTGAACTGCTATGGACACTGGATCCAAAGCGTCGCTGAACAACTCTTGTAATTGATTCACTGATTTCTTTGTCAGCAGCTTGAAGAACTTTTTTGTACTTTGAGTAAATCTCAAACTCTTGTTGATCAAGTACGTCAATTTGTCTTTCAAAGTTTTCGTACTGAACTGATCCATCTTCGCATGTGGTCATCAAAAGCAATAACTCATTGCGTTCTTCTTTGATTTTTTCTGTGCGTTCTTTGAATTTTTTGCGAGAGCTTGTTAGAATCTCTTGCATACGCACTGCGCGTTCCAGTTCTTCCAGCATGGGATGGGATGTCGTTTTTGTAGCTAAGGTGTACTAGTGCCACGTAGTACAAGTGGCACATAGCCTTTACTTTGCAACCAGCTTCTCACTGGGGTGGGCCTTGACGATTTTCTTTGATTTTTGCTTTGCCTGGGTTTCTTCTTTTTCTGCGTGAAGAGCAAGATGCTTTTCTAGGGCATTGAGATGCGGGCACTTGCTACCAACTGCGTGACGTGCAAAGAATTCGCGCAGTTCTCCTAGTTTGCCGAACTCGTACTCTGCTTGCTCTGGCCCCCATTTTCCAAACGTGCGATCAAGAACGAAGAGTTCGTACCATTCCTGATCGTCTAGGTAGCGACGATTTGCCGCCCAGAGCAAATCTTTATGCCGCAGCTTATCTTGACGCTTTTGTTCTTTTTCTTTACGCGCACGCTCTTGCGCTTCTCGACGAGAAAGAAAGGTTGCCATTTTTTCTGAGGAAAAGAAATTAATCAGATGAGAGAAAGTTGCTTGCGATTTGCTTCCCCAATCAGGGTTTCAATCGCAGTGCGGGAAAGATGAATTTGAGGAAAAACCCAGTAGTCATACTTTCTGCCGCCCCATGTCTTACATTTGTAATGCGGCAAAAAAGAATTACAGGCTACTTCTTCAACGATCTCAAACTCGCTGGTGCCGTGCCAGCGAGCGAAGACTGTCTCGCCGGGCCTGAACTTGAGCCTCTCACGCCTTGTCATAGCAAGGTTTTTGCATAGAACCCCTTAAGTGTAAAGTCTTAGGGGCATCCTGTCAATACAAGTCAGCGTATCAACAGCGTTTTTGCTCAGGCTTGCTAATGATTCTTTCTTTCGCTTTATTCATGTTGTAAACCTGCAGGCTCAAGTGCCATAAAGAAGCATCAATTTCCGTGACGCTTGCAAGAAGTTCTTTTCTATAGTCTTTGCTTATTGCCAGAAAGTTTTCGTTTAAGAACGCAACGAGATTACTTGCAAGGCTCGCTGATTTAGAAAGCGACTCGATTAACTCGCGTACAGATTCATGCACGAGCCGCTTTTCTTCATCTGACGCTGGAAATTGCATGAGCCTTCTCCCGGTAGACGTGAAGCTCTAGCGCATCTGGATGTAGGCGCTCTACCGTTTTAATCGCTTCCAGCGTGTCTTGTTCAAGAAGGCGCCCGGAAAGAATTTTTGTCTTCCCGATTTCATTTGCGCCATCAGGCACAATTACGGCGTAGAGGAAGCGAGACACGACATGAGCCCTCAAAAGCTTTCATCGACTGTAACCTACAATCTTTCGCGCACGCAATGGATTTGTGAGTAGCGCTACAAAAAAAGCCTTCAAGCATCGGATTCAGTTAGCTCCTCACGACTTTTCTCCGCGCAGTGGAAAAGCTAGAAAGCACGCTTCTCTTGACTGGAAGGAGAAAGCTTTGTACGTCATGCGACGCAGATACTATTTTCAGGTTTTGAAAGCAAACGTCAAATTAAAACAGCGATGGTGGAATAATTATTTCATAAATCGTATTGGTGCTCCCGAAGTTGGAGAGTTTCTTTGCTCAGAGACTTTTTATGTCGCGCAGATTTCTTTGCCAACAGACGCGGTTAAGTTTCGTTCTTACTGGTATTGGTGCCGTCTGCGCTCTTTTCAAATACTTGAATGGCTTTGGAATTTAGATGCAAAAGATTATGGATGGAAGCTTCATCAATACCTGAAAGGCTTTATAGTAACAAAGCGTCCAATTTTGTCGGAAGTCGAAAGGTATGACACAAAGGCGAGTGAAGAAATTGCACTTCAAATATTCGGAGACTGGAGCACTGCTATTTACAGAAACGCAAACGAAGAAAAGATTCGCGCTTTGTAAAGAGGCGCTGACAAACAATAAATCTTATTCATTGAGGCTTAAAAGTATTTATGAAGATCAGTTGGATATTGAGCGCAATGCAATGAAAGAATTTCAAATACCTGGGCTTTTTACTGATAGATACTTTCAGTTACAGCAGCGGGCGTGGGGTGGAATTTACTTTGATTACAATAATTTTGCAGCTGCTGAGGGCGCTTTCTTTCCATTTGTTCGCACTCGCTTTAATTCGCATGTTGCAGTTGATGAAGGTTGTATTTGGATTGGCAACAAGAGTGAGTACCCATTGATTTATGTTCACAACAACATTGCGAAATGGGTATGTCCTTATTCAAAGTGCGGGTTTGTTCGCACGGAGCCATTTCTGCCAATCAGCGAAGCAAGAAAAATCTTGCCACGTTTGATGAACAAAGTTATTTACCCTGATCTCCAGGTTTCTTTCTTGTAAAGCGCAATCAGATTAGTACTTGACAAGTAAGCTGAAACCTGTTACAATGGCATCGTTCTTCATTCAACTTTGCGTACAGTGCAAATGACACAAATTATTAGCAGGCAAGAGCCTGTTAAACGTATTCTGCGAAATAAAACGCTTCACGAGTGGATGTGTTTTGAAGCAGAAGATGTTGTCAGACACAACTGGACTGACGTTGCTATTCATGATCGAAAGATTTTGAATAAAATGCGTGAAGGCGATACACGCTTGTGGATGATTAGCGAGCTGGGCAGTTTGTTTCTTCCCATGTATTGCAAGCTTTATGAAAAGCGCAAACAAGAAGAATCTGAGTATGATTTCTCATCGGTCGAGATTCACATGCTGCGCTTGATGAAAGATGATCGTCTCGCCAGCGTTCAAAACAAAATTATTCGTGAAACTGCAAGGTTTTATTTCATCACTAAGGGCAATGGTGATTATGATTACAGTGTTGCTCCCACTGATTTTCACGGTGTCATGGATCTTGTTTTCTGTGGCAAAGCTTCCCGCTATCTTGATTGAATCATGAAACTAAAATCAGAGCTTTACACTTACGAGTTAAACGCGCTCCTACTGGGATTGCATTTACAGCTTGAGGATTGCATTAAAACACTCAAGCGAGAAAAAACAAAAGCACAAATTGCTGCTTTTTTGACGCCTTGGTTAAGTCGTGAGATTTATACAACTCTCGCCGTTAAGGCTGATGTGATCATGAGGCACGTCAATCAAATATCTGAACTGCGAGAAAAAATTATGCAGGCGGAGGGAATGGATGACGATCTTGGATTTATTACATTTCAGCAAATGTGTGAAAGAGCCAGTCAAGATTAGTACTTGACAAGTCTTGCGATTGATGCTATAATACAAAGACCGTTCAACACAGAGCGGTCTTTTTTATCGTCAGAAAAATGTCATCACTTAAATTACGTGAAGAAAGCGGCAAGTATTTGCTGTTTTTGGAAAATCACGACGGCAAAACATTTAATCAGTTGATGCGTGATCTATGTCAGATTTACGCGCTTTCCCAGGAGGGTCATTTTGATTATCTGCCCAGCTCTGTTAGTCGCGCCACAACTTTTGCTGGCTCGCATTTCTCGCTTTATTGGGCGAAGTTTGCGAGTGACAAAGATTTCTTTTTTACAAACAAACCGGAGATTATTGCATTTGTTTCGACTGAATTAGCAATTTCAGCATTAAAAGAATTTGAACTTGGTAATCTTTATTGAAGATGACGATGATTACTGTGAACCCAACGGCTCAGGCACTCGCAGAAACAATTCTCTATACGGAGTGCGATTTTGACGGCGTGCCGCTTGATAAAAATTACAGCATCAATGACTTTGATCAAAAGTCACTAGAAAGTCTTTACAACGAGTTTCAGCAATTTATTGAGATTGTTGAACCCAAGATAATGGAAAAAGTTGGCGACACTTGGGACAGCATTGATGACTTTTATGATTTAATGCAACCAAGCGAAAATCAAACCGAATACGATTACATACTTACCAGGAATCATCATGGCGCTGGATTTTGGGACGGCGACTGGGCTTCTGAGGTTTCAGAAATTCTTACAGATGCGGCGCGTAGTCAGTATGAAATCTTTACCTGCGTTGGCGATGACGGCAAAATTTATTTAAGCTGAATTGATTAGTACTTGACATGTGCCGCGTCGTCGCTTACAATGCACTGAGAGCGGCAATCGAGTCGCTCTTCTCACAAGCAAATTCTTTTCACAGAGAAATGACTTCAGACGATTTTTACATTCTCACAGAAACCATGCGTCGCTATGGCGGCAGTTTCTGCACAAAGCTGGCTGATGCAATTTGCGCGGCAGACAGTACAAACAAGCAAAAGATTATTAAAGCGTTCCCTGAGCTTGTTGAAGCTTACGGACCGGGCTCACGTTTTGCACAATCCATTTTCGCTCACAAAGTAAATGTCTGACTTTATTTACGACCCTCGCCCTCTCGATCCACCAGATTATTTCGATCAAGAAATGTCAAATACTGCTCTCTGGCTTGTCAATCGCTACAAGCTTGGTTACGATAAAGAGACCAAAAAATTCACGAAAAATGTTTCACAAAAAAGCGGGGAGGACGCTATGAAAGACGTGCTGCAAATGATTGCAGAGATTCACAGCGGCGATCAGCCTGAAAATTGCGAGATTTTCATTGATGCTACGCAGATTATTCCACGTTCAGAAGTAGCTCAGCCCGTTTACTATCAAGTTAATTATCATGATGGTCACGATGTTTACTGGGAGATTAAAGAAGGCGGCGAGTTAGTTGATTCGGGCACGGATCCCGACGAGTTTTTTGCGACAGCAGAATACTTGATGAACGAACAGCGTCAATTTGCGATTGAGTTTGGCACTATTGACCCAACCCCGCAGTTTCTTTATGACAACAGCGGCGGGGAGGCACCTGTAACCGCTAATGAGATTTATGCTCGTGCGTTTCAAGAAAAAATGGAGGCGAAGGGATGATGCAAGGAATTGCAGATTCTGACAGACTTGTGATGAATTACATGTCGCTTAAAAATGGCGACAGAGATTCATCCAAGCTAACAGCAGAAGAGATTTTGCATTGTTATGTTCTTGAGGCGGAGCTGCTTACTACAGCAGTTCTGCTTTTTTATCAAGAAATGAATAGTGGCAACTTCAATGAAATGCAAGTATTTTGTTCGCCCCTAAAGATTATTGAGGCATTTGACGACGAGCAACTTTCGATGCTGTGCGAGATATTTGCACAAAGCACAGTTGCACAGGCGAACAGGATCATTCGTGAAATGAACGATGTCACTGAGTAAAAAAGAAAAACTTGCTTTGTTGTCCGCAATTTCATTTATGCACAATTTTGGTGAAAACTTTGTCCCTTTGATTAAGGGCGGCACAAAAGAAGAAAATGAGCGGGCGTGGAAAGAAGTTCGTATTCTTTACAAAGATCTTCACGCTCGTATCAAGAAAACGCTGGATTCTTGATTCAGCTGGTTGATTTCTGCGCCCTCAGCCCTTGATTCCTGCCCCAGTAGCAGCTTTCTGCGCCCGTCACGGGTATTTCTGCGCCAGTCAGATTCGTGAGCACTGCAGGGGCTTTTAAGGGCTAGGTAGATTTACTTATGGATGATTGATTTGATGAGTTCAAAGAGCTATTCACTACGCACGGCGGACATTCTTGCAGCGCAGTTTCTGACAAATAGAAGACACTCAAAGACTAGATACGTTTTGACTCATGGCAATTTTATTGCTTGCGCACAATGCTGTCACGTATTTCGTGAAAGATTTGCGACGCTTGATTCCTGGATCATTAAGACAGACTGCGTGAATAAAAATGATAGATTTCTAACGTGCAATGTTTGTGATCAAAAGATATTTGCTAAAGAAGTCATCAAATTAGTACTTGACAAGGAACGTGATAAGTGCTATAATAGTCACATGCGATGAGAGAGATCTGATCTCTTTTGTCGCAGTTGTTTCTTTTTTAATTTCATGGCAATTGAAAATTTTGACGGCGGCACTGTTATTTCAGGTGACGACATTCAGATTTATCGAATGAAAGTTTTACTGCGAGCACTGGCCCTGGAAATTAAAGGCATGAAGATTTCTAGAGGGCAATCTGCTTATTCGGTAATCAAAAATCAATTTAATCTGAAGGGTTCAAAGCAAAAAGTTTTTGATCAATTTCAGCAAATTGTAAACGGTTGATTCAATTATGCAACTCACAAATCAGGACATCATGAACTTTCGTGCTCAATTTTCCTGCAAACAGGACATTCTTGATTACGCACTAGAAATCAACAAAGAGATCGCAGACGATCAAGATAAAGACATTATTAATTTGTATGCGAAGGGAGAAGCATTGAAGCTTCACATGTATTTGTTTGGCAATGTTCCTGCGGCAACATTCAACGAATACGTTAACTATGTGCATAAAAAATTAAATCGTCCTAACTTTCTTTGCGGTATGCCCGGCGTTAGTTATTCGGAGGTGGAAGGTTAATACTTGACAAATAACATGATAACTGCTACAATGCACTTGTTGCGATGAGAGCATTAGTTTTTATCGCACTTTTGTTCATTTGCATTTATTTCCGTGACAAACAAACAAGCCGTTTCAATGTTTAATGATGAATGGGCGCATTACATTAAGTTCCAATGCCCAGAACAAAAGAATGATGTTGTTGCAAAACGACAAGCATTTGTTGATTTCATCGACACATTGCATAGAGACGGCGAGATAACTGATCGCCAAGCAAATTCCTGGACAAACCCCTTTTAATTTCAGAAAATGGACTTCGACAATTTTCAAGACGATCCACGCGATTACGCGATGCAGTTACTTGAGGAAGAACATACGACGGAAAACGATTTACTTCTCGCGTGTCTTAAATTCATGAGTCACGATCAAATTCGTGACATGCTCGACTGCAATGAATTGTCGCCCGACTGGATTGATTCAAGGTGTGGCGAAGATGAAATTAGCAATGAAGAAAAATACGCCTGCGATTTGTATAACGAGCGTTATTCTTTTGCCTATGCGGATTGATTAATACTTGACACGTAAGCTGATACGTGCTATAATGTAGACATGCGACGGGAGAGAACTACTTTCTTTTTCGTCGCATTTGTTTCTTTTTTATTTCACAGAAAATCATGAGCGACAAAGTTTTCAAGTGGACATGCGAGTACACAGATACATTTGCTGGTGAAGCAAATTATTCGTGGGTGCGTCGCGGTACATTTTTCACACAAGAAAATGCAACGCAGCGACAAATTGTTACTGCTGCAAAAAAAGAACTCGGGCTGACTGGTGTTCGTTGCAAAACATTTGACAACGGAGACTATTTTGAACTGCGCCCGATTGGCAGCTGCACAGTCGCATTTGTTAACTTCTACGAACAGGCTTGATTCATGAACATTCGACAAATTCAAGAGTTTCGTCTCTTTGACAGACGAGATGCGAAACAGTTATTTATTGTGCGCTTTCATCGAATTCATTGGGGCGCATTTGAAAATTGTTTTCGTATGGAGAAAACAACGCAAGACGGCAAGATGATTGATGCAAAGCCTGCATCAGAAGAATTTGCAAAAATGGTTCTTGATCAGGCTTTGATTTGTTTGCCCAAAGAAGACATTGAAATTACAAAGCTTTCTACGGGCACAGAGTTTAATTATCCCACCCCGCATATTTGATCTATGAGCTTAACAAAGCGAACTTACATCTTTTTTAATAAATTCAACGATATTTACAGAGTCACGGCACCATCACTGGAGGCTGCAATTAAATCAATTCCAAAGGGTTTTTATTACGAATACTTTGAAATCAGCGACAGTAAATTTTCAGGAATTCCAGAGGTTTAATCATGAATTTCACGCTTGAGGAACTACGCGAAGAGGTTTCAGGTTTACCGCGTGATGGATTCTTTGATCTAAAAGATGACGTAATTTACTACGAATTTATTTGCGACAAGACTTTTCACATTTGTCATCATGATTACGAAACTATTGACGTAAAAATTTCTGATACAACTTGGATGGCAATTACTGCCATTGATTCATTAGAAGAAATTAACAAATCAATTGCTTCTGGTGAATACTCGCATTTTCGTTACATTGCATTAACAAACTAATGACTGTACAGCCTTCTTATTTTTGCATCGCAAATCTTGGTGATGCTGACCCATTTGAGCATGGCGGCGCATTTGTTTGCATTGATCGCCGTGGTATTTATGATTCGATCATGTTGATTTACGATCAGGATTTCAAAAAGCGCAGTGAAATTACACTAGAGCCGTGTCATCGTATTATTGAGGAGAATACTTTTGTTGGCACGAATAAATTTCATGCGACGCATACTGAATGGTTTAGTGATTCGTTGAGCGAAGTTGCAGAATTCAATGAGATAGATTTTGATGATTTTGTTAGTAAATTAGTTAGTACGAATGTCGTAACACGGGCAAGTGCTTATTTAGCGCTTGTAGATTATCACGGTGTTTATGAATTTGATCAATACCCGTACATTTACGAAGACGAGAAAGATGCCAGGAATTTCTGCAATCAAATGTTAGCGCAGATTGAAGAATCAAAGACTTGGTGGGATGGTTATTTTAGAAAGGAGGCAAATTAGTACTTGACACGTAAGGTGATACGTGCTATAATAGTAGGGAACAGGCGAGAGAAGTAGTTTTTTTCTCGCTTGTTTATTTGTTCACTGCTCGTTTAATTTCACAGATTCATGAAAAAAGTTCTTTACTACAGCGGTTCAGATTTTGACTGCGAGATTAGCATTGAAATTGCTGAGCGCAATTCATTTAAGAGGCTAAGCATTTCCGGGATTATTTTTGAAGACGGCGAAGAGACTGGTTTTGGGCAGATTCGTGAAAGCGTAAAAGATTTCATTCCTGCGCGTTTGTATGATATTTGGAAGCGTTGGCATTTGAATGACATGCGAGCTGGAACATTTGTGCAAGAGGAAATTCTGCGACAGGCAAAAAATAAAGGCTCTGATGTTTCTACTTATGAGAAAGCTTGCGATTATTTGCATGGGCTTGATTCTCTTATTGATGATGGACATAAATATGGATCCGCGTGGCTGAAAGAAGAATTGCCGCAAGACGTTATTGACTATGTTTCCACTCTTTGATTTGTCCTGCAATGCTTAACTACTCAGACGAGTACATGATTGATTTAGTCTTCAATAAAGAAGATTATTCAATCTTTCGGCGTATTTCCTTGTTCACGAATCAAGAATGGCAATTTTTGTTTTTCATTGATTCATGGCAGCCTTGGTGCATACAGCCCCGATTTTATTTGTATCTGGGGCGAGTTCGATTGCAAATTAACTTTGCAATGAATTACTGGCTGCCGCCGATTCATTTGCGAATCGCGTTCAGCAGATACTTTAAGGGCGTCGTATTTGATTTTGCACGACGTTCTTGGATTGAGAATCTCAAGGTTCTTTTCAATTAGACATGTTAATTTCAATGAAAGATCTTTTGAAAGTCGCGCCCCACGAGACTTATTTGTATGTTTATCACTGTCCTTCAGGTGATCATTATTTCAGAGAGATCAAAGATGATGATTTGCTTGATTTAGAAACTCAAGTGATTCATTGGGCCAAAGAACAATTTGGCGATGATGTTGAAGTTGATTTGCCCATTCTTTACGGAATGGAAGGCGAATACTTTGCAAGCATCAAGACGGATTTCAATCCACCCGACAGCGTAATTTCTTGGGAATCTGGAGGATTCTATCTCAAATGAAAGACTTTTATCTTGAGCACAAAGAGTTTATTGGTGCTTGCGGTGCTATTTTTATTGGCGCCACACTAGGTTTTGTTGGTGCTAGACTTATTAACGAAAAGCTGAGCAATCATGCTTTTTATAATTGCCCAGCAGAACGACTTATTTTCACCAGAGACGCAATCGTCGGAGGTAGGTTCATTTGTCTGAAAAAATGAATGATCTGAGCAAATTCGTTGATGAAGATGTCATTCGCATTATTCGCACGTCAATGAGTTACAAGCACATTAAAAAGTCAAAGGATCACGAGAATCTATCTGATGTTTCTTTGTCCGCATGTTCAACAAATGTTTTATGCTACTTAAAAAACAAGTACAGAAAAAAGTATTTGTTCACACAGAAGACGTTATGCGACATTGTTATTCTTGCTGCTAAACAGATTTTGATTAGAGAGGGTATTTACAAAGACAAGCGAACAGATTACTACTTGACATAGCATGTGATACATGCTATAATGAAGAAGTCAGCGGGGGAGAGAGTAACTTCTTTTTCTCGCTGATTTATTTCTTTCACCGTTGTTTATTTTTCAGAGAGATGATTGTTTCAACCGACAAAACCACTGACGCGATTTTTCAACTGCTCGACAACTTTAATTTCGAGCGCGTCGAAAAATTAATGCACGCTGTTGATTGGAAGTGGGCGATGTATGACGGACTGCGATTTGCAACGATTGATGAGATGCGTGATAAGTGCATCGGCTTATTATTTTCTGCAGAGCGCGATCACGACGTAGTTTCGTCAGGAGGATTTCAAGCAAGCTACAAAGTTAATGACAAAGACGAAGAGATTTTCACACTGCGCTTTATTGCCGCAGAAAATTACGTTCGCTTCTGATTTTTAATCATGACAACTTCACTTGTTCAAAAAATTACCTGGGAGGATTTTTCTCGTGGATTTCACGGCGGGAGAATTGAAAGCGATGAGATTTGTGTTTTTGAGGACGAGGAAAGTGAAGGAGGCGAAAAACAAATTGTTCAATTTGCCGTTCAAGAATACACAAGCGACGAGGAAGATTTCCTCGGAGTTGCTTGCCCTAAGTGGGAAATTATTTTAACGCTAACGGACATTCGTGAGCCTGAATACAAAATTGAGCGACAGTATTTAATTGGTAAAGATTATGCGCGTGCAAATTACGCGCAAGATTTCTGCGAGTACGTCGTAGAGTCAATCACAAAATACGGGAATCTTTCTCGTTTGCCCTTTTCAGAAATTATTGATTGAATCATGAATTATCAAGTTACTGAAGTCGAATTTGATTTTGATGATCTCGACACTGAAACACAAGACGAGATTTATGACAATGTTTTGTTTTCTTTCTGGGAGGCGGATGACGAAGATGATTTGGTTGAAGAGATTACATGCGCAATAGGGTATTGTATTAAGTCGTTGAATTACGTTCACGTTCTCAAATGAATCATTTGACTGAGAATTATCGCAAGCAGCGATTACAAAAGTATCGCATCTTATTTGAGGACATCAAAGCAAGAGGATTTATTGGTTGGACAACTATTGAAGAGTGCGTTGATCGTGACGATGCACTCAATTACTTCAAAAAGAATTTCCCGACAAAGGAAATTATTCAAATCTCACAAATTAAGGACTGACATGAAAAAGTTCATTTTCGCACTGACTTTTATTCTTGCGCCCTGCGCTGTTAATGCAGGACAACTGCTTCCTAATTTGTACGCATTTGAATTTTGTAAAATGCGTGCAGCAGGATTATCCGTTCAAGATTCAATGAGAGTTGCGACAGAAGAAGCATACATTTCTTCTGGAGAAGCTGTAAAAGTTACATGGCACGGCAAATTAGTTGACTCGGATATTTTGCAAGCAATGATTGCGATTTCAAAACTCTGCCCGAAATACATGAAGTGAGTTGATTCCTGCGACGAGAAGATTCGTGAGCCCCCTCCAGAAGCCTCTGGAAGGGGGTTTTTATTTGCGCTGAGAGGGATTCATGCGGGGAGAGATTTGAGAGGGCTTACAGGGGCATTTGCGCGAGGGATGGATTCATGCGCTCAGTCGAATAGATTTGCACGCAAAACAGATTTGTTATGAGCAGAGTTGCACGCACTGATGAATTTAGTTTGATTGAAGTCAAACGTAGATTAAAGTGCGCGAAAGAGTATTTGCAAAGATTCAAAGCACAGAGAGTTTTATTTCTCGCCCCTGACGATGTTTGTTCGTTGCCCTGGATTTCTTTGCAGAATTATGATTGCGATGATGAGTATAATTTTGTTAGCGCAGTTGAATTAAAAGAAGAGTACGTGCGAGAATGTGTAAGAAGCAATCGAGAGTTATTTGTTGATAGTAGCAATTATAAGTTTTATCATACGACGAGTTACGTTGATGATTATTATTGTTCACTACGCAGATTGTTTAGTTTGACGTGCATGTGTTTGATTAATAAGTACGAGCAGATTGATTTCAAGGTAGTTGTTTGCCTAGGGAGTTTACATCATGCGCCGAGATTGTTTTATCGTAATCGACAAGGAAAGTATTTGTATGAAAGATTGGTTGCGTATGATGATTTGCAATGAAACTCGTTTTGATTAGTACTTGACACATAGCGTGATAAGTGCTATAATGGTGTTATGAACAGGGCAAGGAGTGCTTGTTTTGTTCGTGTTGTTTATTTAATTTCAACAAAAGATTCATGCGCGAATTCATTTCCTACTGCATCGTCGCAATGTTGTTCATCGTACATAGATTGATGGAGGTGCTCGATTTCTTCCTTGAGTTCTTGGAAGATGCAGAAGCAGGAGCAGAAGATTTCTTAATTGAAGAACTTGGATGGGAGATCACAAAATTCGATGACTGACTAATTTAATTTACACGTTCATTTCAAAAAGCTCATGTTTACTCGTTACACAGTTCGATTTCCTTACGGCTGCGGGGAAGTTGTTGTGACAGAGGTTGATGATTGCGAATCGCTTGCGATTAAAAAAGCGCAAAACATTATGCGACGCAACAAAAGGATTTTGAATGAAGATATTTTGGCGATGGCAAAAGTTGTTTATGTGGAGGACGCAAATCCGTTAGTTTGCTGATTTGTTTATTTTTACTCATTCGCATTTTTAGTTATGACTGAACAAGAAAAACGCTTAAAGCTTTGCGTTCTTGATTTGTTAATTGCGATTGACAAAGATATTGTGGACTGGAGGGATCATGCTAAACTTTGGGAGGCGATTAAATTTGCAGATAAGACTCTTGACATTTGGGCAGGAGATAATCTTGAGAAAATGCGTGATGAACTTATTGAACAATTAACTTAATAAGATACGTTATTGACTCACTCGCATTTTTTCTCATGACTTACTTTGTTAATCGTCAATCTGGAAATTACGATGAGACTGTTGATGAATTTGAAAACAAAGCTGATGCGTTGAAAATGAAAGACGAGTATCAATTTTCTGAACACGGGCGAGCGTATTATTACGTTTCGCAAGTCTGTAAATCAAATTGGAGCAACTGAAATGATTGCGTCATTTGCAAAGATTTGTGCTTGCACAGCAGTTATTATTGGCGCCCCTCTATTAGTTGCAAGTGCAACAAATTTGTATGTAGTAGAGGTTGAAAAATACCTGGAATACAAAGCTTGTTTAGTTACTGCTGAGCTGGATAATTTAGAACCCAACTGCGTGCGTTAATTTGCATGTAGTGTTACTTTTATTCACTCGCCCTTAGTTGCTCACGCAGCTGAGGGTTTTTTATTGTCTATAGCTATTATTTTAATTAGTAATTATTTATTTATTTCGCTTGCTCTAGCAAGCGCTCAAATGCGACTGAACAGGAGCATTTGATTGCGGCTGTTATTTAATCGCTGGCGCAATGCTACGCAAATAGCCCAGAGCTATTTGCTCGCAGGAGCATTTGATTCAGGCTGTTATTGTTTGTTTATTTCTACGCAGCGTGCTATTCTTTCGTCGTTGCAATTTCTCTAATGCAAGAAATTCATTCGTCGCAGTTTGATTCTAATGATCACGTAGTAGATAACGAATCATCATTAATTTCACACGATGAGGAAATCGCGCATTTTGACGCAGATGCAATTTTGAATTCTCGCGCAATTAGTACTAAGTCGTATTTCATTAGAGAAGGCGGCGCTGATTCTGAGACGGAAAAAGAATTTGAAATTTTTAAGTTTTGGCTGAATTGTGGATCGGGAAGGTCAATCCCTTATCTAGCAAATATATTTAATTTACAAGAAACCAGGTTACATTCGCTTGCAAAAAAGAATAATTGGGCGACTCGTACAAGTGATTACGACATTGATATTTTGCATGAGAAGCTTAAATTAGAGCAAGATGCTAGAGCTGAAGAACATAAAAAGCGACTAGAAGATTACAGACTACAGCAAGAATATTTAGGGCGCAACTTATCAATTAACGCTGCTAAATTAGCTGCACTGTCGCAGCGTACATTAGACGAGTATTTAGATTCTAATCGCGCAGTAGATATTCGTGATATTCCGTCGATACTCAACAGCGCTGCAAAAATTGCTGAAGTGGGCAAGAATTTACAATCTGGCGCATTAGGTGTTGAGCAATTACTTGTTGCATTAGAGGAGGCGGATTTTGATGAATAGCTGTAATTGATAAATTATCTGGCGCTGGATATTTGTATCTGGCGCCTGTGATTTCTTTCCGCTGGCGATTCATGACTCCTCTCCCCATACCCCTAAAGGAGAAAACTCAAAAGGGGCTGAGATTCATTCCAGCGCAAGGGATCTCATTTTCTGAGATTGTGAGACGCAAAAAAAGAAATTCAGTCCCTGACAGGGTTCTTGTTTTGAGACTCATTAGATTCGTGGTAAAATTTACACCAGTTTCGGGGTCGATTCTCTCGTGTCTCGCGGTGATTTTCATTCACTTTTGCGCTCTAAATTAACAAGTTCCGAGCTGTTAATTTTGTTTTATTTAACAGATATGTGCAATGAATGGGGATTTACGACGCAGTGTGAAAAAACAATTTCAGCGTTCTTTGATGTAGATTTAAGCAATACATACAGAAGAATTGCAAAATTAAAAAAGCTAGATGTTATCAAAAAAGTTGAATATAATGGTAGAATTGGATTCATGATAAACCCTATTTATTGCTATCAAGGTGATTTGAAACTTAAGCGATTCAGGATAAGATTATGGAAAGAGGAGAAAATTTATACAAATGCAGTGCCGGGTAGATTTTATGGGCCGCCCATTCATTCACAACAAACATTCAAAAACGCTGCAATCAAATCTGCGAGAAATGGTAGATTTGCTTGGGTTAGAAGAGTTAACAAATAATTTGCATTCATCGCATTCATTCATGGCATTCATTTACGCATTCATAGTTTACATTCATAACATTCATTCATTCATTCATCGCATTCATTCATTCATAACATTCATTCACGCATTCATTCATAATTTGCATTCATAATTTGCATTCACGAGGTCGATTTTTTTCTGCGGTTAAATTTCAAAATCTGCGGAGACATTCACGTTAAAGAAAAATTTTTTCTGGCACTGGTAGTGATCGCTTATTTTTTGCAGCTAACGTATAGTGATCGAAAAAATTTTTTCGCTAAATTTTAAAACCTGAAAAATTCCTGGCGTTATTTTATCGTGAAAAATTCGATTTTTTATATTTTAGATTTTTTTGAAAAAATATTTTACGAATTCGGTATTTTATATTTTACCTGGCAACATTTGAAAATCGATCTTTTTTGTTAAATGCAAAGAATTAATTAGCAAATGCTATTTATTAATTAGCGATTGCTGTTTGTTAATTAGCATTTTGTTATTTTATATTTTATATTTTCCTGGTGTTTAAGATATTTTAGAATCTGCTGTTTTATAGTTTGCAATTCCTGTTTTATAGTTTGCACTTAGTTAGTTGTAAGATTGATACAAACTGGAAGCGCACCGCTAACGTATAAAGAGAACTGATCAGTCGAAACGTGCAAAGCCGTTCGCGCATCCTTTAAGATCAAAAGCAAGCGAGCCGAAGGTCTCGCTGAACCTTGAAAACGGCTCCGGCCCGCATAACCCCCGCGCCCCC